CCGTTGAGCGCATTGTGGGGGGCTCGGCATCCGAGGTTGCAAAACTCCGGGGGGAACTACAGACCCTTTCAACTGAAATTCCTCGCTCTTTCAATGACCTCTCTAGCGTTGCCTCTCTTGGTGCAGCCCTCGATATCCCCGCTAAGTCCCTGGATGAATTCACCCGCGTTGTAGCGACGTTTGCGGCTACCACGGGCGTTACCGAAGAGGCTGCGGCTACGGGATTTGGTCGAATTGCCCAGTACCTAAAGGTGCCTGCGGAGGAATTCGATAAACTCGGTTCCGCGATTCTTAAGGCCGGTAACATCTCGGTTGCTACTGAAGAGCAGGTTCTAAAGTTCACGCAGACTTTGGCTCCGGCGGCGGCGCGTGTAGGCTTCGCTACGGACGAAACAATTGCCCTCGGTGCGGCTCTTGCCTCGTTTGGTAACATCAACGTCGAAGGTGCCGGCTCTGCCCTCTCCCGCATCACTAACCAAATTGAGCGTGCAACGGCTGTTGGTGGCGAGGAACTAGACCGTTTTGCGTTGGCTGCGGGTATGTCGGCGGAGCAGTTCCGCATTGCCTGGGAGTCGGATGCGGGTGGTACGTTCAACGCCATCCTAAAGGGTATTGGCGGGGTCGAAAACCTCACTATCGCACTCGATAACCTGGGCATCCGTAACGAACGTGACCGCCGCGTTGTCCAGGCTCTTGCTCAGAACTACGGATCTTTCTCCAAGATTCTCGGTGACACGTCCGCGGCATGGCGTGAAGGTACGTACATGTCCGAGGCGTACGGAAAGGTGCTGGATGACCTTAACTCCAAGTGGGGCATCTTTGTCAACGCGGTGACCAACGCGGCTGCGGCTGTAGGTTCTGCGGCGGGTCCCGCTCTTAAAGACCTTCTCGATATTTCCACCCAGCTACTTGTGAAATTGGCGGATTTTGCAGGCTCGGGCGCGGGTCAAGCGATGATCCGCTTTGCTACGGGCGTGGGGCTTGTCGTAACCGCCTATGTGGCCCTTAGAGGCGCTATTGCCCTAGCAACCGGCACGCAACTAGCCCTTAACTTTGCTTCGGCTCAGTTGGGCGGTGCGGGCATTATGGCAGGTATTCGCGCCTACATCACGGCTCTCGGTGGCGTTACGGGGGCCGCTACCCGGGCAACCCTTGCTACTCGGGCAATCGGAGTTGCAGCCAGGGGTGCCGTAGCGGCAGTAGCTATTGCTGCGGCCACCGTTCCCGGGTTCTTTGACGTGGTGGTGTCTGCGGCTAAGACTGCGGGCGCTGCAATGGGTGTTGCAGCAACCGGTGTAGTCAAGGGCATTTTCTTCATCCTCTCACGGGCTATCGATGGCGTTGTTCAGTTCGCGGGGATTGCTGCACAAGCGTTCGCAGATGTTGTTTCTATTATCGACGGGGGGGCTGCAAAACAGGCAGTCTCCGGGTGGCTTAAAGATGCTTCCGCCAATGCACTCGCCTTCGGCAGCACGGTTGACTACGCCTTTAACGCGGCGGTTTCCGACGTTGCCAAGTACGGTAAAGAGACGGGCGACAACTGGAACAAAATGCTTGCGGGCTTCCAGTCGAACACCGAGGACTCTACCGCAAACGTTGACGATCTTCTCGGTTCTTTGGAAGACCTGGGAACCGATGGATCAGACGCACTTGATGACCTAGCCGGTAGCGCACAAAAGAATCTTCGCACTCTAGCTGACTATGCGGGTGACCTTTCCGGCGTTATCTCCCGAGCGTTCGAAATTCGCTACAACCCGGGGGCGACCCTGGACGCTATCGCAACGTCTTTCCAGTCAATTCGGGATGCTGCGGACGATGCTGCCAAAAACATCCGTACGCTGAAGGCGGATATCCAGGGTTTTGAATCGGACCTGAACATCCAACAGCGATTCCTCAACATTGCCCTAGAGTATCGTGATTATGACCGCGCTCAGGCGATCCAAGCTAACATTGCCAAACTACAAGCGGAACTGGCTGACAAGGCGGCGGAACTTTCCAAAGAGCAGGACGCCAACTCCAAGACGCTTGAAGGAAATTCGCGAGCGGCAGTTGCCAACCGGACCACAGTGCGCGACCTTGTATCGCAGTACCAGGCCCACATTAATGCTCTTGCGTCCTCTGGGCTCTCTCAGGAAGAACTAGCGCGTCAAACTGAGATTCTTCGCCAGGACTTTATTAACCAGGCAACTCAACTTGGCTTCAACCGGAACGAACTGGCGCTTTACGAGCAGGGCTTCCGGGACGTAAGTGTTGCAATTGCGGGCGTGCCTCGTAACATTGACATTGCCGTAAATGCTGACCCTGCCATCCAGGCACTAAACGAATTTGCCGCTCGGGCGCAGGCTCAAATGGGCGGACTCGGTAACTCCCTTGGTCAGTCCCTCGGTGCAGGCATGGGTTCGGGCTTCAACTCCGAGCTAAGTAAGATTCTCGCTGAAGCAGCTACGGGCCTTACAAGTGCTGCCACGAGCGCTCTTCGCATTCTCGACCCCCGATACCGAGCAAACGGCGGGGGTTCTGGCACTCGCAACGGCTTTGCCAACGGTGGATACACAGGTGCGGGTGGAAAGTACGAACCGGCGGGTATTGTCCATCGGGGCGAGTACGTCGTGCCGAAGCACCAGGTCAACCAGCGTACGGGACTCCCTTACGCGGATGCCCTCGGCAAACTTCAAAAAGGCAGCCCAGGACGCTCAGGATACGCAGGCGGTGGTTTCGTGTCGGGGGGTGGCTTCAACGGCATCATTCAAGGTCTTTCCCCGATGGCTATGCAGCAGTTTATGGCGGCGCTACAAAACAACGTGTACGTCGGAAATCAGCAAGTAGCGAATGCCGCAAACACCGCCAACGCACAGGCAACGAACACGGGAGCGTGGTAATGGTTCGCTTAACCCGTAAGAACTTCTGGCTGGACGTAGAAGGTGGTTGGAAAGGCTGGATTCGTACCCCTAACCGCGGGGCCGATTCATCACCTACCGGCTGGGCAGTCGATGGCACCCTACTCAATGGCGGCGGTTACGCTCTGAACTCTTTCGGCTCCCACAAGCGCTACACCTATGCCTGGCCGGACTCATCCCCCCGGCAGGAGGCCCAGTTTATGAAGAGCCTGGCGGATGGTACATACGGACGCGGTCTTATTCACTTCATTGAGCCCACCCTATACGACCAAAACATTCTCCCCGCCCGGGTGGCTGACCCCTCAATGGCGGTAGATGATGAGGGTGCTTCCCTGGTTTACGGCTACGATCCTTCTGGGGTGGCAACAAGTGGGTGGGAGACTAACCTTCTACCGCTTACATCAGCGTACTACAATCTCTTTGGCGTCGAGACGGGTTACCGCGGATCGTCCGACACTGTTTATGTGCCGATTCCCGAGGGCTACACGCTTTTCCTTGGTGCGTTCTATTCAGCTACGGGTTCAGGCGGTATCTTTGCCCGGGAGGTGCTATCCAATGGCGTTGAGGGAGCGGACACAACTCTTACACCGCTGTCTAATGACTCATCCGTTGTAACTGCGGATTCTTTCTCGGGTATTCGCGGCCTTCGTATTTGGCTGGGTAAGACCGCTTCGGGTGCTGCAACAGTTACTGCAACCGCCCTTATTGGTAGACTGGTAAAGAGCGAAATTCTTGATTCCGCTTTAGGCTACGGTGAGGGTGGGTACGGTGAAGAACCTTACGGCGGCGTATACCTTCCTGAATGGGTCACGGCAGGGCCTTGGGTTGGCGGTATGGGCCACAGTGGGTGCCGGTTTGTAGGTAAGCCCTCATTCGTCTCTAACACAGGCGTAAACGGCGGACAAGTGGGCTATTCCGCAACCTTCCAAGAAGTGGGCTCGTGGCTATCGGGCTAGGGGAGAAGTAATGGGTTTTCGAGTTGATATCGGCGGCAAGGTCTATGAGGCACAGGATTGGACCGTTCAAGAGGCGGCTACCCCTCTCGCGGCTGGGGATTCTTCCGGTTCTACAGGGTCCATTGACCTGACCTTCCCCTTTATCGACCCCCAAATTCTCCCTGAGCACCCCGTAAACATCTTCGGCCCCGAATGGTTTATCGACCAAGAAGTTCGCCTGGCTGATTCTCGTAAAGGCTTCACCCTCGGCAAAGTTGAATCCGTTCGACGTGGGGACCAGCAGGGTACTTACACGCTGTCCTGCGCCACCCGGCTGGGGGAACTAAACGTTTACGGTGTCCAAGCGCAGCCTTTCGTGGGTACTCTCCGTAACGCTTTTATCTATTACCTGTCCCTGGCGAACATCTCAACCGATCTTTTCATCGACGACGTTATTGGGAACCGCCCGGTAGTCTTCCCCGGCTGGAACGGCGAGTTGTGGTTCCACTTGAAAGAGATGGCGGTTTCTCAGGACTGTGACATATCTCTCGTATCAGGTGTTGTATTGCTTCGTCCTATCCGGGCTCGCGTGGCGACAAGAGGCCGTGACATTGACCGTAGCCGAGATGTAGGCGGTGGAACCCTCGCACGCGCGGTTGAGGTATATCGCTACGACTCGCAGCCGATCACAAACGAACTTGTGTACCCGCCTGGAGGCTGGAAGCCCGAAACGGAAGTCCTCAACGTCAACGCGGGTGAGGAATCGGAATATGTGCTTGAACTATCGGCGTCAGTATCTTCGGTTCAACAACCTGTGATGCAAACATTCGTAAGCGAATACTACAACCTCTCTTCCGTTTATACAGTTGTAGCGAATGACGGTCTGCCCGTGCCGGTCGCTGCGTGGAATGCTAATGGTGGCTCCCTTACCGTTACCGTGGAGCCAGACACTGTCTCTTTGCGCGTGAAACTAAAAGGCCCCACTGGCTTGCCTACAGTTTCGGGTGGACCTGCAACGAACTTTCAAATTGCCTTGGCCTCTGATACAACGGGTAATCGCTACTCCACATTGCGTATCGTCGGTTCTGGGGTTTCATTCGACAAGCAGAAAATCACCGTACGGACTACGGTACCGCCCGAAAAAACAGCGACGGAGGTGGGGGTAACCATTGACAACATTTTCATCAACACCCTTGACGACGCCTACCGGGCGGGTACGAGAGCGGCTAAGCGATTCAGCGGATACTCACCAACCTTGTCGGGAAGTGTTACGGCCATTAACCGGCGGGGTGATTCGGGTGTTGCGGACTACCCCACCTACGGAGACGTTCGTAACACCCTGAATGAAGAATTAGCCGCCCCCTCTTACGGTGAGGTGCAAGACTATTACAATCAGCAAGTAGGGCTTGTAACTTACTACGACGTAGACCAATACTGGTTCTCTTTTATTCGCGATTCTGCTGTAAATCAGGTATTCGGTAATGTCCAGGGCTGTCGCATTTTTGACAAGAAATCCCGGCGTTGGTACCGAATCCGCTCTGGCACGCTGACACCGCCCAACATTCAGCAGTTCGAAGCGGACGATGACTTGGTATTCGCGGATATGGAAGAGTTTTTTATCGGCAAGACGTACGCTCAGGTTCAAGCCCCCAGGGTAGGTCTTACGTACAAGCAGGAACAAATGGCGGGACTTTATGAGTGATGTTTTCCCGCGCCGAAATCTGGGGTCCGCAGAATACTGGGGTCGCACTGTTGAAACCCGAATCCAGGGCGTCGAAAAAACAAAGGCGTACGGGGACCTAGTCCAAGTAGGTTCTAATCGGGGTGTCGTGGCTTCGGCTTCTGAGCTTTCTCGAAACATCGAACTTCTTCAAGAACAAGCCGCCACAACCCAAGCCCTCATCGACGCAACCCCCGCTACGGGATCGAACGGAGCATTCGTATCTAACTTTTCTCTGTCGCCGGGGTGGCAAACAGTTCTCGTTACGGCTATCCCCCCTATCGGTAATCGGAAGATTATCGACGTGTTCGCGATGGCCGTATGTCGAATTGTGGACCCCGGCACGGGCGGAGGTTCTACGGGTGGTTTTCGTTGGCCGTTCCCGCCCTCTACTGTCACAAGTGAATACGGTCCACGAGACGGTCGTATGCATGAAGGTATTGATTTCGGCGTCCCCGAGGGTACCCCCATCCCCGCATCTAACGCGGGTACCGTCACTGGCAACGGCTACGGGAGCGGAACCGGCTGGTATGTCGATATTACTCACCCCCAAAATATTCGCACTCGCTATTTCCACATGGTGGCGCAGTCGGACGTAGCAATTGGTACGGTGGTGTCAAAGAGTCAAGTTATCGGCTTCGTCGGCAACACCGGTAACTCGTTCGGAGCACACCTCCACTGGGAGACAATTGTCAACGGGAGTCACTGGAACCCGCGAGACTTCATGGCTGTTTACGGTGACGGTGGGGGCGGCTCTAGTACGCCGGGTGCACCCTCATATGCACAACCCCGGGCTCGAATGTACCTGAATGGTATACCTTCTGTAGAGTTCTCGCCTCACCGGGACTTGGCGGCGAATTCGGTAACTTTAAATCAGCTTTTCCCCCTGCATCAGCTTTCTGATTTTCCTAGCCAGGAAGGTCAAGCGGACGCCGAACTACAACTGTTTTCTCAAACGAGTGTTCCGGCTAATGCAGGTAACTTTGCCCGACTTACGATGGAGGGGATTTTTCGAGCATGAACCCTAAAGATGTTTTTCCGCGCCGAAACTTGCCCGGGGACTCCGAAGTATGGGGCCGGGAGGTTGAAGAGAGAATTAGGGGTTTAGAGTACGGGGTTTTGGGTCAAAGCACCAATGTAAAAAGTGACAATCGGGCCAACGCTTCTAATTTTCAAGAACTGGCGCGCCAAATTTCTCAACTGCGCGATAACCAAGCCCGACTAGACGCGGCAATTAGGGCGGTACCCAAGTCCCAGCAGTCTATTGCCTCTTCCGCTAACTTCTCGCTGGGCGGGGGGTGGAACACCGTTGTTACCACTTCGATTACCGTTCCCACAGGGGTTAACTACGCCCGTATTGCTGCGTATGGCTCGGGTCAAGTGGTCAGTACCACAACCACCCAAAACGTTGAAACCCAATACCGGGTTGTCGTACCCGGGATTGGGGAGCAGCCCGCCGCCCCTGGACCGTGGGCTGTGGGCTATGGAGATTTCCGAACAATTCTTTTGCCCTCTTACGCCTGGGAATCGGCGGTTACCCCAGGGCAAGTTCTCACCGCCCAATTCCAAATCCAGCCTACAGACCCGGGCGCGTATTCCAGCCCCAACGGTAACTCCTATGCAGTCATCACTTTACGAGCGACTTTCACAGGCTGATACTGGTAAAATTGACTAGGAGGACATAAACTTATGGCAACTACTTCCCCAGACAATATTTGGACGCCGGATTCAGGCGACGACTATGCGCTGACCGTTGACCTTGCGGCGATGGCCGACACCGTTCAGACAGGTCTTAACAACCACGTCTCGAAGGACGCGAAGTATTCCCAGCACCAGAACAAAGTCGGTTCCGTAAACCAACCCTCGGGCATTGATATCCCACAATCTGCCGTAAACATCGACAAGCCCCTCATCATCAAAACGGGTGTTATCGCAGAGGCTACAACCAACGCATTCGGCAACGAATACCTTCCCACCGTTGCATTCGCGGACGCTTTCCCGAATGCCGTTCTAGGTATTCACTTTACCTCTTTGTCGGGCGGAAACTCAACTGTCAACCGGGTGGAGGGTACGATTGCCTGCGACTCTTTGACTCGCTTTCAGTTCCGCCCCTTTATCCCGAACTCGCCAAACCCTTGGTACCGCGCCGTTGCCTGGATGGCGGTAGGCTATTGATCGGCATCGCGGGGACCATCCCCCTCAACGGTAACAGGGGCCGCGCTACCCCTCAATGCGCATGGTCTATTCACCGTGTTGACGCCCAGTTGGGCCGCTTGCTGGATATCAACTCCGCTTGGCGTGATCCGCTAGAGCAAGAACGGCTTCATACCGCTTACCGAAACTACGTCAACGGTAATGGGCCGCGGGCACCTATCGCTCTTCCGCCTGAGCAGTCGGTTCACTGCAAGGGTGAGGCAATCGACACGGACGACAACAACGCCGCAATGACCCGTATCCTAAACGATAACGGGTGGTTCCACACGGTTTTCCGTAACGGAGTTCTCGTTGAGCCGTGGCACTACGAGTACGATTATAAACGTGACAAGTTTTTTGGTGGTCAGCCCGCAGGTTCAGGTTCCACCCCTATTGAAGAGGAAGATATGACTCCCGAGCAGTCCAAGTGGCTTGAAACCCTTTACCTGTCGCACATGGCTTTCGACGGTGCAGGGAAACCGATTTATGCGTGGTCACAGGCGGCTTCCAACGGTGTTACGAACATTACCCCATTTGTGGAGCAGATTCGGGACCGGTCCGACCAGGTACAAAAGGGTCTAGTAAACTACCCTCACGCAGAATACAACGCTTTTGAAGCCCTTACCAATGCTATTTACGAGAACACTAATCTCTTGCGTGAGGTTTTGGGCAAGCTCCCAAAAGCGTAAACCCTAGTTCCCTGACCGTTCCGGTAAGCGGTTCTCGGGTCACGCTAGGGGAAAAGCAGTTGGGAATTGCTACGGCAATCATCCGCGGTGCGTATTCGCGTAATCTCGGGGTCGCAGGTGCCAAGGTCGGGCTTATGACGGCTCTGCAAGAATCTGGCCTTCGTATGTACGCCAATAAGAACGTACCGGAATCGTTGAACTACCCGCATGACGCCGTAGGCTCCGATTACGATTCGCTCAACCCGTTCCAACAGCGCGTGAGGTATTGGGGCACGGTGGCGCAGTTGATGAACCTCGACTACGCCATTAACGCCTTCTACACCGCTTTGGCCCGAGTGCCCGGGTGGGCTGTCATGCGTCCAGGGGTTGCGGCCCAGCGAGTCCAGGTGAGTGCTTACCCCGATGCGTACGCCAAGTGGGAACAAGCCGCCGACGTACTTATTGATAGACTTAAATAGAAGAAGGAGACACATATGTGGACTGCATCATTTTGGAAAGGCGCAGGAGAACGCGCTATCAAGACGTTCTTCCAGACCTTTGTTGCCCTCATTGGTACGAGCGCTGTACTTGTCCAGGACGTTAACTGGCTGATGATCGTAAGCGGTTCGGTTCTCGCCACTATTCTGTCACTGGCTACCTCCATCGGCAACGCTGACTTCACCGCCGGTAAGAACACCGACGCGGCAATTTTCACCGGTACGCCGGATTCAGACTTCCGATAAAGGAAGAAAGAGGGCGATTCGCTACCGCCCACGGTTATAGTGCAGGTCACCAGTAGAAAGGAGCATCCCACTTTGACTACCCTGTCATAAGGAGGTGTTCACGTCTACGGCGAAGCCCCCAGTTCGGATTCTTACACCGAAAGCTGGGGGCCTTGTCGTTTCTACTTACGGAACGGGAATTACATGGGCGCATCCATAATTTCCGAATGGGTACTCTTTAACCCAAACCATCCCAATCTCTTTACAAGCCTCCATCTGCCCGCCGTTAAAAGTCAGGCCCCAGAGGAATAAAGCAACGACACCTACGATAAAGATTGCAACGGCGATAACCTTTATTGTGGCCAACAGGTCGGCTTGTTCACGAAATCTCCCGCTGGTTGGTAGACGGAGTGCGCGTCGTGCCGTTGGTCCAGTGGCCGCAGTCCTGGCATTGGTAACGCTGGTACTCGCCCTGAAGACTACGGGCTGTTCCGCGCTTTTGAAGGTTATAGGAGGCGCAAGTGCGGCACCGGTCCTCGCCTTCCTTGATCGGGTGTGGCATTTTCAGCCAGCCTTGGAGTTTGTAGAACAACTCTTCGAGAAGGTCAACGTCCTGCTTCTGATAGCGACGCATCTTCCGCCACGCCGCCTCTTCCCCCGCCATGACACCCTGCCAGAGTGCGAACCCCCCCGTATCCACCTTCTTGCCGACCCCAAGTTCCTGAGCCACAAAGTCCAGCTTGTTAGACGCGAAAGCGAACCGGGACTTAGCCAACTTCATCAGGTCAAGTTCTTTGTACGGTGCCGGTGGAGTGAGCCCGTGCTTGACAAATTCGGTATTGGCCTTTTTAGTATCGAAGCGCTGACCATTCCAGGACACCACCATATCCGCTTCGGTCAGCATATCACGAAGCACGGTAAGCATCTCCACGTAGCCCATGCGTTGATCGTAGACCTTAGTGGGCTTTCCCAGCCACTTAGCCCCGAAGCACAGCATTTCTGACGTATCCACCACCATATTAATGGGGATGAACTTAGGCCAGAGACTCCATGACTGGACCGTTAGGGGAGAATTTTCTAGGTCCCATAGCAGTACCTTTGCGTCACTCAAAAGATGACCTCAATCCCCACAATATTGCCCTCATCGTCTTCATCTACGATAAGGGTCACGCCATCCGCTTCAATTGGTTGTCGGTTCCAACGGTGTAGGCACTCAGGCACGAGGTCAACGTAACCCGCCTTGGCTTCTTCGTCCCACGACAATTCCGGTCTAATCATCTCAAGCCTCCGAAAGAATTTTGTCGGCTAGGCCACCAGAAAGCGTATCTTCCCCATCATCCGGGTACTCGTAGCAATATCGCCACATCTCGGCTTTAGCTCGCTTGATAATGTCCCGGAGACGTTCTTCTTCCGTCATCAAGAAACCCCCACTGTCACAAGCCACTCAATATTTCGAGGTTTACCCAGAACCGTTTCCACGACCTTCCGTAAATACGCGCTGTCCTTGTCGCTCAGCAGCGTTTTGGAGGCCCTGTAAACCCCTGCTTGCGCCTCTCGGCCCATATCGAACGACTTGGCACTGTCCCGAATATAGATCACAAAACCAAAATCCTCACCGATCCAAGCGTTTCCAGCCCAGTCAAAAGATAGTTCTGGATAATCCTTTAGAAGTGTTTCAAGACCCTCCCAGTTACCACCCTCGTCGTCAGGTCCCAGCCATGACTCAACTTCTTCTGAGGTGAGGTGTACGCCCCACCCAAACGTCATAGAAATGTCAATGCCCATTATTCTTCCTCCCAGCTAATAGCCTACCAGGTGCCTCAAAGACACCAGTAGTAAAATGGAACTCACCCCTAAAATTCAAAGGAGCCTCCTTGGTTACTGTCTACAGCAAGAAATCCTGCGTTCAATGCACCGCCACGTACCGCAAACTGGAAGAAAACGGGGTGAAGTACCGCGTGGTGGATATTTCCGAAGATGCCGATGCGTTTGCGTATGTGAAGTCGCTAAACCCCGCGTACATGCAGGCACCTATTGTTGTGGCGGGTGAAGATCACTGGTCCGGGTTTGATCCGAACAAGTTGGATGCGCTTATTGCTGCGTAGTCTTTAGCCACGCAGCGTAGGTGAGTGGGAATAGCCCGGAGATGTGCTGTTCGATCTTCCGGGCTACTTCTATAATTTCGTGCTGTGGGTGCCCCTGTGAGCCGTTACGCTGACTTAGGACGTAGAACCACGCTCGAAGGTTTCCTGAGACGTACAGGGACGTATACAGCCCCCCTGGTAGCACACTACGGGCCACTTCCTTGGCTACCCCGTCTGCAAGTAGCGCCTGGTACTGCTCAGTGGCCGCAATCGCTACGTGACGGATTTGGGTAACGGTTCTAAACGACAGGAAGTTCTTTTCCGTGTCGTTAGGGTGTCCCATGTCCGGGCGGGCAGATGTACCCTTGTTCACCAGCGGGCGATCCTCGTCAGGAACCCAGAACACGGGGTCGGCCTCAGTGTACCGGCCAGACTGCACAGAGAGCGACAGGTGGCGGTGTCGGGTTAGTTGACCCAAGACAAACAACGGAACCTCTAGCCGGAAAGTTGCTCCCAGGTGCTCGAACGGTGCCCAATGCCCCTCAGAGACAAGGTAGTTAATCAGACCCGTCAATCGTTCAGGCTTTAGTTCCTGCTCCCCGGTGGACACCCGTGCCGCCAACGCTGCAAAGTGATCCGTTCCCCACGACTGAAGCAGGTCTACCGTCATATCGCTTCTAAAAGTCGGCGTCATCCATCCCTCACTTTCAACCACACAAAGCGGTCCATATCTTCTTGATCGACACCAAAGGCTTTTAAGCGCGCTCCCCAAGCCATTGCCTCTTCCGCTTCTTTAAGAGAATCTAGGCCGAGTTGTTGGGCGGACTTAATAACATCAAGCGCGTCTTTCCTAAGCCACACACTCATTCAATTTCCCAGTCTTGTTCGTAAAGGGCAAACTCCAGTGCACGATAGGCTTCCTGTGCCGTCTTACCTTCTCGCACAATATGCACGGCTTCTCCCGTACTCAGAGGGCCATCAACCGTGGCGACCCACCGCCTCGTTACAACGTTCGATGAGTCCTTTAGGCTGTAGCCTGTTTCAGTTTCTTCGTCCAGCGACACGTACTCCCGCTTAATCGTCTTCACGGTAGTACCCCTCTCGGGCTTCGCCCTCATCAAGCACAGCTTGAACCAGCCGTTCCAGGATTTGCTCAGTTGTTTCGATCACGGTACGACTCCTTTGCCGCCTGGATTGCCAACTCTTCCGTTCGGTAGTTACTGTCCGCACCCCACGGCGCACCGTTGACACTCATCGTGTAGTCCCACAAGTCGTACTCGTTTGTCCAAAGAGTGATATTAAGCCGTGCCATGATGCCCCTCAGTCGATTAGTTCGGAATAGCGGTAAGCGGCCTCTGAAACATTGTTCCAGGCGTTATATACCTCGGCGGGTGCGTTGTAAGCCAACCATTCCTCAACAACCCCAATGGCTTTGTCAATCTGTTGCCCGTCCATCAATTCTTCTCCGTCCAGTTGCTAATAAGGTCATACGTCGGCTTGTGCTTGACTACCTGAGCGAGGTACGACAGTCCATGAAGCATAGCACTTCTCGCGTCGTTTGCATCCTTGCAGCCCACGTCCTTGCCCGTGACGTAGAACCCGCTGTCTTTAAGGAACCGGTGCGCACGCCGTTTTTTCTCGGCCAGGTTGGCACCGCCGTAGAGGTACTGCCGGTCAGGTCGCCGCCACTTCGGGTCTGGGTAGTCGGGCATCAATCCCAGCGCAATGAGAGCACCTTCCCCCCGGAGAGGTTCTACGCTGTCCAGGGTCTGATTGAAACCCCCACCCGACAGCGGCGTAAACTTCTCCGAGATGATCGTAGGCGCATCGTCAAGAAAGTAAGACAGTTCTAGAAGACCGTCTTGTGTGGGTGCAAGCGCCCAACCCGACCGGAAAGGGCTATCTTCCGTATTCGCAGCGTACCACTTAACGAGTCCCGCTACTCCACCCTCCGGTTGCCATGCACCTTGTGGCCATACGGATTCTTCGTCGTACTGGATAAGCGCGACGCCCGAACTCTTACCCGGGTCAAAAGACAGAATGTAGTTCGGTTCTTCGTCAGTCATGGCAGCACCCATCGCATCCGTGAATGGAAGCAGCTTTCTGAGGCATGTGTTTGTCCATCCATCTCGCAGAATCAATATCCGAATGACCCACACCGTGAGGACAAAAACGTTCCATACGTCCATCCGCTCGGGGACAGTAGGCCCAGTTATCGCGGTTGCCCACCCACTCTAGCGTTGGGTTGTGGATCATACAACCCTCGGTGCGGCACTCTTCATTTTCGGGATGGAGGTTCGTGCACTTCCACCCGCCTTCAAACGGAGTCCACTCGTTCTTTTCCGCGTCGAATGTTCCGGTCATTTATCCGCCTCCGCTACCACGTAATCACGCCAAATGCTCAGCGCTTCAAGGAACCCGTCAATGTAGGCCAGGTCTTTGTCCTCCAAATCGAATGTATACGTGTTACCCGCTGAATCGGTGACCGTATAAAAAGCCCCGTTGTAATCTACGTTAGTCATCTTTTGCTTCCGTTGTCTGAGGGTTGCCATTGTAAGTGTAGGACAGGGCACCATATTTTGTCAAAAGTTCCGCATCCGTTGGTGCCTTGTAATCCATTGCCATTTGAATGGCCTCGGCCAGTTGAGCCATTGACCCTACGAGGCCATCAGCCCCTACGGGCTCAGGCTCCCCGCTCAACTTACGGAACTCTCGGTCCCACCAGTCCATGTCCTGGTACAAGTCCGAACGTTGGCGGGGTGTTAAAACCCCCTTTGGGGCTTCGGGAACCCAAATACCGTAAGTTTGATCTGCTTTGTTCTTACGGTCGAGAAAAAGGTTTACCCCCAGACCAACAACCGCGATAACAAGGGGTATAGACGCCACTATCCATTCCATCAGTGACCTGCCGAAAACCAGTCATCGGCGGGTTTGCCCGTGGCCAGGGTGAAGTCAACCGGCTGGGATACGTTAGTGCCGGGGTCGAAAACCATGCTCATCTTCTCCTGAAAGTAGGTGACACCCCAGTCCAAGTCCTTGATCGGAACGCAGATCACTACGGCGTCGTGTACGGTCATGCGAACCCAGCGTATCAGTTCAATGTTGTCGTACGCAATACGGATCAGCCCGTCAAACAGGATTTCTCTTGTCGAGCTTTGGCCGATTAGCGCCGCAGACTGGTTGAAAGAGCGGTCGGGGTCCACCGTCATCTTCCGACCCCACCAGTTCGTGACAGAACCTTTGTCGCCTTCTCGGGTAACGGTTTCTTGCCACATAGCCACCCATGCATAGGCTTTTTTGTAGTTGTCGATGTACTCCGCAGCTTCCGCAACCGTAACCCCCACCGACGCCGCAAGCTTTCGTGCGCCCACCCGGTAGGCCAAGCTGTGACCGCCGATCTTAGCGATTTGGCGCAGGTTTGTGCGGTCAGCGTAGTAGCGCTCGTTGCCGAAGAAAATCTCACCCGTCAGGTCGTGAGCATCCACACCAGGTGCAAAGCGCTTAGCAAATTCTTCATCCCCGGATACAGCAGCAACAGCACGGGCGTCAGCGGCGGAATAATCCATCTCCACCATCTTTGTACCTGGGTCGGCGATCATGTAGCGCTTCTCCACTGCTCCCGGACCGCGCGCCGTCCACACGGTAAGACCCGGGCGCTGAACAGAGGTACGACCCGAGCGCTGAAGACAAGAGATATCCGGGTGGATACGACCGTCCTCGTAGGTAGAGTCAAGAGCGAGTTGTGCAAGTGAGCGCTGACCCTGCAACGTGGCAAGACCTCGGCCCAGTTTTTCAGCCTCCGTGCCCTCCGAGATAGCAAGCATCGTCTCACCCGAGAACGACGGTGCCCCCGATGCAGTGCGGCCCCAGGTATCGTTACCCTCCGGGACAATACCGAAAGACTCGAAAGCTTTGATAATTGCGCCTTTACCCGCATTCGTCTTCCACGGCTGCTTAGAGTTGGTCGGCATGTCGAAATCACGAACCAGCCAGTCCATAATCTCTTCACGCTCACGGGCCAACTCATCCACCCGCTCCTGTGCCTCAGCGGTATTAACCAGCACGCCATTGCGAGAAATCTGCGCGTTAATTGAGTTGACGATCATTTCACGCCAAATGTAGTCGCCCGAATACTTCTGCGCCCGCTGCATATCCAACAGCGCCTTGAATATGTGCCGGGTGGCTACAACGTCCTGACGCGCATAAGCCAGAAACTCTTCGTCATCGAGCGGGATAAGGGAGTAGTCGTATTCCTTTACGGGGGTTTTATCCGGCTGGTACTTCTTGGCAAGTTCTTTCAGGTTCCCCATCTTACCCGGGACGCCGAGTTGGTGGGCTTGCTCATCCAGGGACAGCCACCGCATCGCCCGTTCAGGCTTTGCCGCGTCGAAGACTTCTCGCCCGTCCTTATTTGTGTACTTGTACGGGGCGGGGTTTACAAGCGACGCCATTACGAAACTGTCAATAACTTTACGATCCAGGGCCATTTGCAGCGGCTCAATGCTGTCCACACCGAAGATAACGGAAAGGTCGAACGCGATGCCGTTGTGAAACACCACGTAATCGGCTTGTCGGATGGTGTTGCGCACCCATTCTAGGTCGTCCTCCGTGTGAACCTCTTTCAGTTCCACGGGACCATCGTTCCATGCGAACTGGAACAAGCGCACAAACTCGTGAGGAGCCATGCCGTACTGCTTCCCGGCGTTATGACTCTCTACGTCTGCGAAAAGGTACGATTTAGTCAATTCCATTCCCCACTAAACGTCACTGGAATTGTCTTGTGTTGAAGGGACATAGCCACGCAGATTCGGTGATGGCCGTCCCAGACCCGACCGTCACTACCCACAAGAACTGGTTCAAGGATACCTTCGCTTATTACAGCCCTCCGAAGATCGTCCATTCGCTCGCGGTGGTCTGTCCAGAGAAGCGTATACTCTTCGGCCCACCCACGCTCGTCCCCGTCTCGAATAACCTCCAAGAAAGAACGCAGTGGTACTTCATGTCGTCCCGTCACATTCGCCCCCTTGTGTTAAATCCCGCGTCTTTATGGCTGCCGATCTTACCGCGCCGGATGAATTCGTTTAGCTGCCGGTTGGTTTCACGGATACGGGCAGCATCCCCGCCGCCTCCCACCTCATACGGCTTGTAGTCCGGGAAGTGGTACTTGACAGTCCTGTGGTCAATCCCAAGACTACGCTGAATCTCGTTGAAACTCAACCCCGCCCGTACCGCCGCTTCCATCGCGGCAAACCGCTCCGGGTCGCTCGTAATCCTGCGGGGCATTACTTCACCTTTTTATCAAGCCATTTAGCCAACTTATTTACATAGGGTTCAAAGATGTTCACGACCGCAATGCCAAGTTCAGTTGCCGCAGCGCCTAAATCATCCATCGCTTCCGAAAGGCTTTTGTCCCGAGGGTCACTCACCTGTCAACTCCAAAATAGCGTGTGCAATGTCGATAGCATCCTGGGTTGGAATGTTGATTGCATCCGAATTGTAAGCCCGAATGTACACCCCTACGTTGTCCCGCGCGATGTGCCAGGAGAACCCGTTGTCCTCACTCCGCCGAATATCAACCATCAACGATCCTCGCCTACTGAAATGTCAAATTCGGGGATAACGTTCTGGGGCTTTAGAATAATCCGGGTGTGGTACTCGGATACGTCGATTGGCTTTTCCTGCGAAATGACAACCGAATCCTGGTCCCCAAGAATAAACGTGTGTCGTCGGTACTCGTCGGATGCGTACTTGCAAATCACGTCCACTCGACTGTCAGACGGGTACTCAAATGAGCAGCGACCCTCCGCAAAGAAGATCGTCTCCCCGGAAATCCCGTTAATACCCACGATAGTCCGCTGCACTTCAAAAGCTTCCGCGGCGGTAGAAACATTTTCAGACGCGCGGTCGGCATCCGAGGTACAACCCGAAAGCAGACTAACGGCGGCTACCGTACCGATAACACCCGCAAGCGCCTTCTTCTTAAACTTCGTAGACACCGAAGCCTCCTTCAATTCCTGTGAACACGCACTTACCTACGCCAGCCCTAGCAATAGCGATACGACACTGCGGGCACGGCATAGACAGCATAGGTTCCCCGAGTCGGTTCACCCTCGCAACGAACAAAACCGAGCGTCCGTCGTGAACATCGTAGTTGAGTTGACGCAGAACCGCAACCTCGGCGTGGAAAGATGCTTCGCGCTTCGGGTCAGTAACATGCATCGGGTGGGAGCGAAACGAATTCACCCCCACCGCCAGCACCCTACGCCCCACAGCCAACACGCTTCCGTGCATCTGACGGCATGTAGACTGTCCCGCCACCTTTACCGCCCGGGTCAAGTGCGCCTCTTCCGCGCGAGTAAGACTACTCACTCTTCAACACGCACCCATTCCGCCTCTTCGACCCAAGAGTCTAGAATATTTTCGGGATACACAAGAAAATTCAGATAGTCCCAAGCATCATTAATGTCCCTAAACACCTCAGAACAAAACTGTCGTTCAGACTCTTTTTCAATCCACGTTGCGCGATACATTTTTGCGTCGCTTCCATTCTGCTAATTGTTCCGCGTTGTCGCAGTACATTTCCATGTATTGACGCTGCCAAATAGAAAGTTCTAGGGCGCGGTCGTTGTCCCCGTCGCGTGCGGCCTTATCAATCTCACCGTCGTATTTCAGAAACATTCTAACCCGACTTATCCATTGATCTGGTATCCAATCTCCTTGTTAACCTCGACTCGGTTGATACGTCCCGACTCTAGCAGAAAGCCCAGCCGGTCGTCAAGCTCACGGGCCGATTTCATAACCTTGCCCCGAAAGTTGTGGAGTAGGGTGGAGCGCAAGACCGTCCCGTCACCGTTTCGGATGAACGTCTCAATCTCTTCGAGGTCACGTGAATAAGGACTCTCCGCAATCTCGTTGGCAACCGTCAGCAGGGTCTTAAACCACGTCTCAGCGTGATAAATCGCCGTCAGCACGTCCACAATGTCAAAGACGGTTTCACCTCGGTACAGGGCTAGCAGCGCCGCACACTTCAGGATCGTCTCTTTCAGACGGGTGACGCTGGGCTCAATTGAGTCGTAGCGTGGGTGCTTCTCGCCCTTCTTGTAGAACGCACGGATTGCCTTTTCAACTCGTCGGGTGGCCTTATCATCCCCGGTAACGGACACAACCGAATCGAACTGTCCTGCAACACTTGCTAGGTCGTTTGCCAATTCAAATGCTGCCGGTGAAATTCGCTTTTCAGTTGTCGTGGAGTAAGTGATGCGGTTTTTGGCGTCCGGGTCGATGGGGGGTGCCCCAATGACCCAGTTAGTACGGGCAAGGAAGCCGGATGCGAACATTGATGCGTCGATCAGAGGTAGGAAGCGGTCAGGAGTTGCCATCATAAAAGAGGCCAGCGAGGTACGTGCGTTCTTACCCCGAAGTTCTTTCATATTCAGCTTGGTAGAGCCTTTGACCCAGCCGTTGTACCATCGGGCGAAACGATCCGGCAGCGTTGCCATCCAGTCCTTTGACCGCAGGTTCATAAAGAACGACGACGCCTCATCCTCATAAATAAGGGTCGGCTTTCCGTCCCGGGTGAGAAGGTCCATTTCCATGCCCTCGGGGGAGGAATTAGCGCTCATGGAGAACGAACTGTCATCTTCATGTAGCAGAACGCGGAACACTTCTTGCAGGAATTCCCCTTCGGAAGTCTTACCCGTACCCGACTGAGCCGCAATCGTAAACCACAGATTCATTTCGAGCGGTGTTGCACCAATAGGAACATACGCCCGAGTACCGAATGCCATGCTCAGGCACGTCCAGGCCGCCGGTACCGCCACGTCAAGGTTCACAAACCCCTTGGAAGCCGAAGCCGCCACATAAGAGTCAATAAACGTATCGTTTTCCAGGACGATTTCTAGTTCTTTATCCGTGAGAAATTCGCTGGTTGTGTGCTCTTCTCCGATAACTTCCACATCGAGAGCCGTTTTGAGAGTGGGGTTCTCCCGTACCGGCTCGGGGCGTTCGCGTGCAGCCTTCACACGTTCGCTGACGAAAATCAGCCCCCAGTCACGCGCAAGGGCAGAAGTACGAGGCGAGTTCCACAGGACAGACGTAGCAGTCGGATCATCCGCGCCGTTCTCTAGTAGCGAGGCCAGCAACTCACGAAAGATACCCTTATCCCCCGGCTCCCCCGTAACCAGGCGGTCGGGAACACCCTGCGGAACGAGGGAAATGCTATATGCCGGAAGCTGCGAACGCAACTCAATCGCCGCGCCGTGCTTAGCGATACCTGAAAGCAGACCCTCTTGGAACTCGTACAGGTATTCTTCAGGGTCGCGGCTGTGAGCGCCTTCCCGGTTAAGGGTAAGTTCTTCCAGCCGGTCGATGAGCACCTTAACCCCGGGGTTGCCTTCTGCCCCCAGTCGAATTGCACGGTGCTGGGCTTCGATTACGTCTGAGTGCGTGAAGTCATTCCCACGGTCGGCAAAGAGTGCTTCGGCGTCTTCGATAGCCTTACGGACCAGCGCGTTAGGCTCGCCCTCTTCCAGCGTCTCGTACCACTCCTTAACGTCACCCTCGAAGCGGTCAGCCGTGCGGGTAGTGGTTTCATCCTGTAGCCACTCGGGAGCAACGGTGAGGTCGCTTTTCACGGGGGCGGTGTCAGCAGCGAACACCACGTAACCATCGCCAGAGCAGCGGTCAACACCCGCCATCTTCCGGTAGCCAATCTTGCGCGGAAGGTTTTTACCCTCGGGCGCGGCGTACCAAATGTGGCGGCCCTGCCCCCCGGATGAAGTGTACGCGAAAGATTCAGGCACCTCAACCCACGCCTTGTCGAGTGAGTCGTAGCCGTCTACGAGGACATTGCCAGTTGCGTCCTCTTTGTAGTCTAGGTCGAGAACTACCAGGCCGCTCTTACCGGTTGCAATGCCGATCTTTACCTTGTCGCCGTACTTTGCGAACCACTCTTCAACGTGATACGGGTCGTCGGATGCGTCTTTGAAGCCGTTCTCGGTGCGCGGGGTTCCATCTAGATGAAGCGGAAATACCCAGAAACCATTCTTGGCGAGGTCAAATGCCAACTGAGCGATTGAGACTCGGGCCTTTTCGGAAACAGTAATGATTGGCCCCTCCCAGTGGCATCGTTAGACTATCTATCTTAGCGCGTTACCCTTTACGTATGCTGTTCACTCTAGTTTCGATATCGGTACGTGGCCTGGAATCGAACCAGGGTCTATGCCATGTCAGGCTTGCTCTTTACCACTGAGCTACCACGCAGTGCCCGTTGCGAGAATTGAACTCGCACTCCCGAGGGAATCGGATTTTGAGTCCGACGTGTCTGCCTATTCCACCAAACGGGCTTAGTGCCAGGGCCTACATTAAACCCCGAAGGATTATGGTTTAAGCACCCTCGCAAACGTGGTGCCCCTGGACTTCTGTGAGGGTTGCAACTTTACCGGTAAGGCATTCCCAACCAGTCCTCACATTGCCGCCTGTGCGGGAGTCGAACCCGCTTCGGACCATCGTCGTTTCCTCATAAGCCGTCGCTATCTTGGAGAAAACTAACAGGCGGTTTTAACTTGTTGCTAAGCTCGCAGCCTTTCGAGGGGCGCTCCGGGTACCTTGGGCTTAGCGTGGATATCCGTACCTCGCTGACCACTCAGGATTCGAACCTGAAACCAACGCATTAACAGTGCGACGCTCTGCCGATTGAGCTAGTGGTCATTACGTGCGTTGGCCTGTCGCACCCCAGGTTCCCTTAAAAGTCGTAGGCTATCGGGCGATCAACCCCGGTTCTCACGTTACATCTTGGGAGGTTTTAGTTATGGATTCGATAAGTGGTTTTAGAAACATACCGCTTTGCGATCTCGGCGGCTTCTTTACCTTTACGACGTCTCTCGATTTCAGACTTAACCAGGTCTCGGGCATAATCCCGGGCTTCATCCACAGAGTGAAAGAGTCCAAGGTAATCTGAAATTGGAGCACCCTTTGTGTTGAAGTAACCGTGATACTTCAATTTTGCCTCGTAGAGATACCCATTGACGGGTTCAGGGTACTCGGTAACTTCGATTTCAAACGTCTTGTCCAAGTCCGCGAGCAAGAGTGACATCAGAACGGCCCTTCGTTAGAGTTGCCCGCCGATTCCAGTACCGTGAAGTCGCCGTAACGGAGAGTGATACCCAGCTTAGCGTTACCCTCCCGGTCGGTGTACTCCCGAACCTCCTGCTTGGCGTTATCTACCCGAATTTTGTCTCCCTTTTGCACCTGGGAAAGTACGTTCTGAGCAAAGTCGCCCGCCCCCGAGTATACGTACCAAGTGGTCGAAGTCTTAACGAACTCGCCGTCCTTCTTGTATCCCTCGTTAACCGGCAGGCTCACCTCTAGAACCCCCCGGTCACCGCTCTCGTCGTATGCAGGCACTCGGGCAGGGGCCGCAGCGTAAGCCACAATCGAAGCCGTAGCACCAAGGTAGTTGTTCTCGTTAGTCATTCTTGTTTCCCCTCTAGTTAACGAATGTGGGATATGTTTCCCAGTCAATACGGTCTGCTCGGTCAATTAGTCTATTGGGTTCCATGTCTCCGACAATGGCTTCTGCCTCGTCCAGTGACTGTGCGTCTACCCTTACGACCCCGCGGGCCGATATGGACCACTCTACGTTATATTTAGCCATTGTCAGCCTCCGTACCCGAGTCTACAACCTCTTCGGAAAGCTCGCCAAACAGGAAGTGACGGCCCAAACGATCCGCTTCCGCATCACTCAGGATGACGTACGTGCTCCCGATAGACAAGCCGAATCCCTCATCCAACCGGCTCACATGAACCTTGGTCACCGCATCAACACTGAATAGTTCGTTCATTACGCTCGTTTCAGTTCAGGGAAGGCGTGGAGAAGCCCCTCAACAAAGTAGTTTCGATCCACAATAATATTCCAGTTCGAGTTTTCCAAGCCATCGGGTTCCTCACCGTTAGGCATAAACCACCCTACGGATACAAAAACCGAGTCATCGATTTCCCCATTGCCATGACGGCGACTCCAAGGGTGGACCCTAAGGGTCTCCACTGAGCCATCATCTGCCGGGTCTTCGGGAACAGAGATTGAAAATTCCGACTCCCCGGCAAGTGCACTTGATTTCGGGTAGTTATTAAGTTCTAGCTTCATTACAGTTCTCCAAACTCCTTGTCCAACTGTTTTAGTTCCCGTTCGGCTAGTCGGGCTGATACTGCCGCCTCGAAGAGCCTGAACCCCGCATCCACCTTAGCATGAGGTACACGCTTCAGTTTACAGAACGGTTCGGTATAGACCCCGCCGTTACCTACTTCCCCGGGGCGTACATGAAGAATAGCGTACTCCGAGAACGATGGCAACACGTCTTCAATCCACCACCGCTCTTTGTACTCTACCGCTCCTTCTGTGCCCACTGGAACCTCGCGCATAAGGCTTTGGGCTGCCCCCAGGGCGGCTAGCTGGGCGATGTGCTCCCGACGAGTGCGACGAGATGTTTTCACGTCTACCAAGGTGGGGACCGCTACCCCTGCTGCCTGCCCCAAACACGTCGGCCCGTCATGCAGACACTCGATGATGAGCAAGTGATCCAGCGTACCCGCCCAATTCTCACCCACCACCGTAGCCTCAGAAAGCACCACTTGGATACGGTGACCCGCTTTCCACTCCAAGAAGGCTTCGATCATCTCGGCCTGCTCTTCACGGAAAATCTCAGGCTCGAACCGGTCGTTAAGGTTGTCCTCAATCCACGTGTGGGTTAAGGTGCCCAGTTCCGCCAGGTCATTTAGCACCCCACTGGACGCATCCGAAATATCCTTCAGCGGGTCATCGAAATCCGCCTCTTTAAACCGGGAGTGATAGAACCGAAGAAACCCGAACTGTTGGTGCGGTTCCATCTCGACAAGCCGGTCGATGTTCAAAAGAGCGTACGCGATGGTGTTATCTATGGACCATTGCAGTACGTTTTTGTGGAGTACCCCTAGAGCGGTCGTAACCCCCATAACGGTGAGAGGTTTACCATCCGCATCTAAGCGTGTAGGCAGTTTATAGCCACGACCTTCGTACCCGCTGGCGGGCGTGCTGAGAATCGGGGCCGTCAAAAATGCTTCCTTGCGTCGTCTAGTGCTTTGGATGCAGAGGGGAAAGTCTTACCCGACCCGTGCTTACCGGACTGCGTTACCCAATCAAACACCTCTTCGCCGTGCTGCACAATGTCAATATTCATCCGGTGCTGCAACGTCGTAATCACCCTGGGATAGTTCATCCGAGTTCCTCGATTTCAGAACGCCAGTCATAAGCCCACGTTACAATCTCGTACAGGGAACCCTTTACCCAAAGATCACTGTCGAGTTTGTCCATCTTGACGGCTACATCGGTAGTTAATTCTAAATGAGACGCAAGCATAACTTTTAGTTCGTGTATACGTTGCTCTTCATTATCCATCATGCACCCCCCTTTAGTTTGCCACTCTTCAGGTCCGCAAGAACGGCTTCCATCGCCTGAGCGGAGTTCTTACCCGCCTTGGTGTACTTTTCGTGCGCTGCGTTCACTTCGGGGCCGGAAATAAGACCCTTCTCGATGTAGTTCACCCGAATTTCGTCCTTCGTGGACTGCACCTTACCCTGCGCAACCGGCTGGGCCTTAGCCACGCGAGCCTGTGCCGCCGTAGCTTGCGCTTGGGCCTGAGTTGGGGCTTCGCCGTTCTTGGCTGCGTCTTCCACAGACTGCTCCGTGATGAGGAATGCTCGGAGAAGTGCATTCTTCAGGGCGTTGGTGCTTGCGATGTTGGACGCAACTGCCGTGCCGGTAGCAAGACCGTCGCCCGTGCCCGAAATGCTCACCTTGGATGCGTCCCGGGTGGAAATGATCGTGTACTCACCTCGAATGACAATAGCCACCTTTAGCGAATTACCAACAGTCAGGTTTTCGTGGCGAACAACTTCCTCGTTTGGTAGGAAGATTAGGTCGTTCGCAACAAATTGCCGCTTCACCTCCGCCGATGCATCAACAGCAGTGATGTAGGGCTTTCCACCCATGTTACCGGGTAGCGTTCCACCCTTAGCGACCGACAAGCTCTTAAGAATCTCTGCTAGCGCCTTGTAAACTTCCGGTACTTCAAACTCAGCCGTAGCCATTTATTTACCTCTCCCTTTGTTATAAAGTATTCCTGCTTCGGAACACGGTTCGCAACGGCAACCATAATTGCTGTACCCGTTTAGTGTCCCGTGACGGGGGTTATCTTCGGCTAGTCCGCGCTTACGACGCTCCCTTGCCAATCGTTTACCGTCTTTGTCATAACTTATCTTTTTGCATTCGATACAATGCCGTCTACCCTTTTTAGGGTCGAGGTACAAATTGTCCCCGCTGTACGGATGCCCCTTGGGACAATGCGTTTTGTGAAGTTGCCGGTTAAAATTCCGCCCGTTTCGGATTGCGTCTTGCATATTGTCCGCGTGCGTACCCCATGCCAGATTACTAACATGGTTGTTTTCTTTAACGTCGTCTAAATGTCGCACGAGAGGGTGTTGCTCCGGGTTGTCAAGAAACTGTTCGGCAACAAGGCGGTGGATATAATGGGTTTTTGACTTTCCATCCTTATGCAAGTTAACCCCGTAATGACCTTTAGAACCCCGCTGTCGCTTCAGAACCTTGCCTTTCCAACGTACGGTGCCGTTCTTTCGATTAAGAATCTGGTCGTGGCTTCTGACCCTACCGTGGTTAGAAACGTCGTACAGCCCCTCATATCCCGGTACGGGTTTCCAAATCTCTTCCATGCTCACCCCCTAAGCGCTTTCCAGTCTAACGTACGATTTTACGGGTTTCCTCGAACGACCACTCTTTCAGCAACTTCCCAGAGTTTAGCCTGGCTTTTGTTGTAAAAGTGAGCGCAGTAGTTCAACACGCTACCCGATTCCAGCGTTACTTCAAAATACGAACGGTGCCCGCAATGATCGCACGGCACAAACTCATCCGTATCATCCTCAGAAATTTCCAACGTCTTAGTCATGGCAAAAGCAGAAACACTTTCTTTTCAGTACGCCCAACACTACCGCATGGCACCATTCGTGGCTACCCTTAGACGGCCACATACAGAACCCGGACAGATGAGGCTTATCCTTAGTCATCGTGCTCGGGAACTAGGCGGGTCAATTCCAAAGCCTCGACGTAGATATTAGACACACTCTCGTAACCGTTTACGACATTAGTCCAGTTACCCTCGCCGTCGTAGTAGTAAACCCCCGAGTTGGCGTACTGGTAAAACCCCTCTTTAAAAACTTTGGGCGTTGTATCAACTACCTGCCCTACGGTTTCTCGGGCGTAATCATCCGCATTCTCACGGTCCTTAAAGCGGGCCGCTCCGTATTCGCCCCACGTAACCACGTAAGGAAACTGAGAGTCGTAGAAGTGCTTAGTCATTGGGAATCTCCATGTTCTTTCGTACACCCGCATATACACCGTGGGCGGGGCGGGCCACTAGACGGACGATATCACACTGAGCGAAGACGGGGCAACCGGCACATGCTAGCTGGGCATCCCGCTCACTCAGCAGGTTATCCCCGGAGAACTCTTCTGCACGGCCTACGCACGGTACGCCTTTCGCCCCAGGCACTCCCCGCTCTTTGGCGAGTTCCGCCTTACCAACTGCCTTGTTAAGAGTTGAATAGGCTTCGGCTTCCGTCTTGTTCAGCAGCAGGTTGTTAACTGAATACTGCTTCTCAACCTTACGGTCTGCCAAAACACGGTACCCGCGCACGGGGTTTGGATCAACCATTCAATTCCTTAAATTCGGGGTGCAGTTCAGGGTACCGACAAATCATACCGTGACCAAACCAAATCTCTCCGTCTTCCCAGCAGCACTCGTAATGCTCGGAGGGGTCTTCTCGGCGGGCCGGGTCGTAGTATTCGAGGTCGCTCACTTCTTTCCCACTGAGTACTTATACATGCCTTTTTCGCGGTTGGCTCGGTCTACGATCTTACGGGCCATGCTCGCAGCCTCTCGGTACTTCCGCTCTGCCAGGGCGTAGTCTCTCGGTACTTCCGCTCTGCCAGGGCGTAGTCTCCGAAGCTTACTTCCCACTTGGTACGGTCCCGAATAGTACGAAACTCAACGGCACGCGAAACGTAGTGGTTACGGGCCTTTCGGTACGGGTTCTTAGTGAAGATCACGACTGCCCCCTCACTCGCTGCAATGCCCCACCCTTGCCTGTAATGGTCACAACGCCCGAAGACGCTAGCTCCGAAAGTCGGGACTCTACCGTGCGCCGGTCATGTTCCACCAGCCACGCTTCAAAGTGATCCTTGCGCACCTTTCGTAGTACGGGGTGGGCAGTGGCATCTCCGATAAGTCCCCGCATATGCTCATCCGACAGTTCGTATTCACTGTACTGCATTAGCGCCCCTGTCCAATCGCAAAGTCCCGGGTCATGTAGTAATGGCCTAGGTACTGCTCTACGGCGTCCATCGTCACGAAAGTCTGTGCGAAATCTCCGTGAATGTACAGGTCCAGTTCATTCCACTCGGGGAACTCTTTAATCTCCACGTCCTCGCCCAGTTCATTCGACCAATAGTCTTCAACTGTCTCATCACTCTTACGCATCGTACTCTTCCCATTCCGTGTCGTATCCGCGGTCGTGATACCAGTCTTCTAGGTAGAGTTCTGCTTTGAAACCGGTCAGGTTCTCGGAGCCGTACTGCTCCACGAGACGGTCAAATATTGGCGTCATCATGACCACATTGCTTTCAGAATAGCCTTGCCGAATTCCTCGGCGTTACGAATGTAAACCATGCGATTAGGCTGGTCACCGCCGCCAATGAGAACGTGCAAGTCACCTACTCCGTTCGTCCACACGTCAATGTATGTGTCACCGTTTACATCGTCGGTGTGCTCAAATACGCTCTGTTCCATCTTCCACTCCGTTCGTCCAGTGTTTGAACCTTGGCTTGTAGTCTACAGGTGTCTCGGGCAGATCGTCAAATTTAATCACGTACGGCCAGCCCTTGTAAATCGTCAGCGTCAGGAACACCCCGGCTACGATGCCCAGTGTGAATCGCATTAGACAGCCTCAATTTCCCAAAACCGCGCATCAATAATTACAGCATCAAAGTTAGTGTTGGTGTGCCAGATTGTCAGCATAGCATTGCTGTCGAAACCCTCTAAGTAGTTCCGGTCAATATACCCCGTGACAATTTCTTGACCGTATCCCCACGTCTTTTTGGCACGCACTTTGGAGCCTTTGGTAATCATTCTCCGTATCCTCCGTCCGCGATAGCCTCAATCAGCAGGGCCTTACGAAACGATCGGTCGCCTTTGGAGATAACCTCCTCGTCGGGGCGTAGCGTTGCCACTAGCGGAGGGCCGTCATAAGCAATATAGCCCCCGTTTCTGTGTGTGACCGCCACGTTGTGCTCCCGCGCAAGAGAACGGAAGATCGGCGTATCCTGAAACCGGCCCCACGCCGTCTCCGCAATAAAACCTTCCGGCTCAGTAAACCATTCAGCGGTCATCAGTCATCTTCCTTTCGTTCGTAACGCTCCCATGCCCCTGGAGAATAAGTCACACGACGTACATAAGCGTCATTAAAGCTGGGGTCAAGAACCGAAGAGGCCGCCTGTTCTGTACGAAAAGGCTCCTTGTAATTGTGCTCAATATCCTGCATGTCCCCGAACATGGCCACACCGTATTCATACTGGCCCCGTGGGAAATCTTCAAGAGCCGAACGAGCCGCCTGCATAACGGCCAACCACTCAAACATACTAGGCCGGTTAGACGAAACAGGGTCGTTAATTCGCGACAGCAACTCATCAATTCGTTCTACAAGAAGCATCCTCATTTCCCCTTTCTAATCCAATATTCCGAGAACCCAATAATGACGCCAAGAATCAGGACAAATACGGGGATGATAAGACCGATACCACCGACAGCCCAGAACGCGGGCCACCCGTAACCTACACCTCGAAGGCCAAAGAAATACCCTCCCATGCCCCACAGAGTAAACCAAAGGGCTGATCCGGCCAGCGCGACAGTTACTTTCCGCTGCTTTTTACTGAAAGTCATGCGCGTGCCTTCTCCCATGCGGTCCATTCGATATCCCGCCGTTCGATTGCCCGCTGACGGAGAACGTCGATAGGTTCGCCCAGCAGGAACACCACCGATTCGGGGCTGATTTCCTTTTCCTTAATGCGGCCTTCCTCATTCAATACGTCGAGTAAATAACACTTGTCATCATTGTCGCAGTCATGTGTGAACTCGAGGACAGCCTTGTAAGCATCATTGCGCTCCCGCCCCGTGTCCCACCCCGCACCACCCAGGGTGTAAAACTGGTTGTCGGTGTGGTTAGCCTCGGTAATTTCGAGGTAGTACGTCTTAGCCATTGTCAGCACCCTTCACAGTCAGGGGGATAAGCCCACCAAGATAATTGTGAGCGCGTTCAGTCTCTTCCTTAGCGGCTAGTCCAGTCATAGCGGTATTACCATTAAACACGGTCCACGGTCCGTCCCCGTTCGTGTCGTTGTAGAGGTAGAGATACGAATATTCGGGAGTGTCCGCATTGGCAGCGGGAACATACACACCCTTCTTGGCCGGGAGGGGCGGAGTTGGACGGTCTACAGTCATGAGACCTTTCTCAATGTACTCGTCCGAAATTGAAATGTACTCCGCGTGTTCCTCGAAATCAAGGTTCGCATAGTTGTCCTCTGGGTAAACGTGCGAGATACGGCCCGTAACGGTTACCGTAACCTCGTCGCCCACCTTCAGGTCTTCAATGTTCTTGATCTTCGTCATAACCCCTCCTAGGGTTGTTGTAGTTGTTGGTGACAGCCTAGCGCATCACGCCACGGTCCGCAAGCTGCGGTTGACAACCAGCTTTTGCAACCAAAGGTCCTCCATACGTCCAAGCTGTACGCCCTCGTCATCGAGCAGGACGTAGCGCTGAACCCGGCGGGTGTTATCCATGCGTTCAAGACGTGCCTGTGTCTGAATCTGCATAGTCAAGCTAACCGGCTGTTCTGCCCACACCTCCGTGCTGCATACCTTGTTCAGTCCTGCCGTGCCCGTTCCGATAGCGGAGACAACCCCTACGAGCACCTGGAAGTCCTGCCCGAAGCGGGAAAGATCGGCCTTACGCACGCCGGAATACTCTGCCGCCGTAAACCCCGCCTTATTCAGCCGGTAGGTCATTACCTCGGCAAAGCGCTGGGACTCCATAAATACGGTCACAGGCTCCCCGGTAGGTAGGTTAGAAAGAATGTGGATAGTTTCGTCCACCACGGGAGAGGCGCAGTCCTTATCGAACACAAGAGTCGTGCGCTCAACCTCGCCGTCATCAGTCTTCCGCATAACGGTGGTCGCGTCAGCCTCGCCAAGAGTTAACTGACGAATGCGCTGCTTAGCAGTCAGGGGGATTTCAGCGACGAGAGGATTGCTGTCTAGCCATGTAAACATGCTGTCGGACATTTCACGGATTGCCTTGCGCTGCTTGGCTGTCAGGGGCACTGTGCGCTTAATGATCTGCGGCTCATCCACGGGAAGGAATCCGCCCTGGTGGGTAGGTTCTGCACAGCACGTCTCACGGCGTTTATGGATAATCACACACGGCATCTCAGAAATGAGGCGTCCCGGGTGCTTCTCAGACTGGAACTGCTTTACCTTTTTGGCGTTGCCGTCACGGTCTCGCTGGTTGGTGTAGACCTCCACGTAATCCATACGGTCATAGAGCCATTGGGTGTAGTTATAGGCTGCAATGTCGCCCCGCTGATCGTATTGCGGCCACAGGAATTTGCAGACACCCCACATATTTTGGAACGCTCCACGCATGGGCGTCGCCGATAGGGCAAGGCGGTGGCGGAACCGAAGGTTAAGCGGGTTGTAGTCCGCGCGTCCCGGGTAGCCCGACACCTTGTGCTGCAACTTCGAGCCGGGAGTAACCGCTCCCTGGTGGATTTCGTCAATGATGAGCATATCTCCCGACCAGTCCGATACGTCCGTGCGGGTAACCCACTGCGGGGACGCCAGGTAGATACCGGGGTAGCCAAGTCGAAACGCGCTGTACGCCTCTTTAGCGGCCTTGTTCCCGTTGCCGATGATACGAGGGGTAATCCCTGCGTTGTCGCGGAGAGTGGGAATCCAGGCCGTCTCGTGCGTGGACTGGGGAGCGATGATGAGCGTCACTCGGGGCTTCGCTTCCATGATCGCCAGCGTTGCCGTCAGTGATTTCCCGCCACCGGCTTCGATAGCTACAAGGCCCGTCCAGTTGTTAGCCCGGAGGGTAGCCTGGTCCCGGATTTGCCACGAGTACGGCGTCAACTTGGTCATGGGTAGAGTCTAGCCGTTCGATAGAAACACCGCAACCCCGCTCCGGGTGGGAAACGGGGTTACAGGTAGTGTGCTCATTTGTTCAGACTCTTGGGCGGGTAGGAGCCGTAGAACTTTTCGATGTTGGGCGTCTCCATGTACTCTTTGAGGCTTCGCAAAATACTGACTGACTGATACTCTAAGGTTCTGCGAATGTATTTATCGGTGTCACCCTTGGAAAATACAACGTTCACCGTGAAAGTGTCTTCGCCGTTGTAGTCCACCAAAGCAAAGACGCTGTTGTATTCGTTCTCAGTGGGGCGCAGTACCCAACTCCATCCAGGGGCTACGGGCGGCAATCCGGTTGCGGGATCAATCTTGTACCAGTCCCAGTCGTATCCAAAAGCCGTGAACTTGGCATACTTACGGGAGCTGAATGAATCCTTGATAGCTGCTGCGAGGATTAGCCCCACGACAAACAAGCCAATAAGGGATGAGATGATAATTCCAGGCGTGTCCACGATTAGTCCCAGTCTCCGTCACTCGGGAAGGTTACGCCGGATAGAAGGGCGTACACGTCCGATTCGTCAAGGCCGAAAGAATACGTCAGCCGCGCCGCCATATCCCGCAGTTCAATGTTCGGCATCACAGGGCCTCATGCTCGATCTTGCCCGGTTCTTGAATAATGTTTAGATCGGCGTGACTACGGAACTTGTTATAAAGGCCATAGCCCGGGAGAACGAAAGCAAGAGTGATGAATACAGGGCTAAAATAGACGCTTAGAAAAACACTAATCGGCACCATCACGAAAGCTGGAATAATAAAAGCAGCAAGTCGAAGTGCATTAGCCATGTCGAAGAAAGAAGCAATACTGCCAGAAGTTCCACCGTACTTAAGAGGGGCTCGCTTTGCGCCGATTTCGTAAGCCCAGCGCTGGGGGTGGTTGGGGTTCTTCGAAAGCCAGAGTTTGAACTGCTCACGGGACCAAAAAGTGGGAGCTTCAGAAGTGTTCACAAAGGGGTAACCCGGCATGGACTTTGCATCCAGACCAACACGACGGGTCCAGTCATAGAATTTTTGCTGTTCGCCCTGCCAGAACGAAGGGGTTGCATCCTTCGAGAGTTGCGTATCTGCGTAAGACATAATCAGTTTCTTTCGGGTGGGGTTAAACCCACTGTCCCATCTTGCGGTAAAGTTCTGCGGAGTCGGTGCCCATGAAGCCGTCCAGGTACTGAGGCTTCTCCTGCCCCCCCAAGTAATCGGATACTGTCACGTACTCAAACACCTCGCCAACGTAGTACGGGGTGTCCTCGCCGTCGTAAAAGGATACCTCCACGACCACACGGTCGCCGCCCCGGGTTGAGTCCACCGCGGCCCACGTCGTGCCGTGTGAGTAGGTGGCCCCTCGCTCTGCGGCGATCTGGCGGACGGTAGCAAAGTAGCTGTCAATCGTGCTCATGGTCTGATCCTAACGGTTCCGTTCTAGCGAGTCAAGCCGGGAAATAACTTTTCTAGCGTGCTCAATGTGTTCTAGAGTCCATTCGTATCCGTTGTCGGGGATCAAAGATTCAGGCTGCTCAAAACACTTATGCCACCAGCGGATTTCGTCTCCGATGAGCCGGTCGGGTAGTTTACGTACAACCCCCCGAAACTCGGACAACACAGGGTTAGTTCGGCTAGTAAGCATTTTTACGTCCTTCATTTCTTGCGAATTCTAGTCCGGCTGCAAATCCACGGAGGTGCCAACGGATAGCAGCATCCCGGTAGGTTGGGTCTTCTTCCCAGGTGGGACAATCGTACTTAGAAAAAGCATCTTCAAGAGCGAGGTGTTCCTCGAATAAACTCATTGTCAATCCTTTCGTCCATCGAGTAGGTCAAGGTAAGAGTAGCGCGGATCGGGGTCGGGTGCAACAACGTTACGACGCCACCACGCTTTCAGCGCTGCGGTCATCAGTGTATACACTAACTTTCCTCATAAATTGTCACGTCAATCCCGCCCAGCCACCAACGACCACAATCAAAACAGTTCACCACGTAATCGTCCCACTGCGTGAAATGCTCGTGAGCGGGGTTGCATTCGTGACAAGTACGGAGTGCCCATTTGTCAGCCTCAACAAGTTTCATCGCTTTGGCTCGGGCTTGATCTACCGTTATACCCATAATGTGGACACCCCTTACTTAACGTTCATCTTGTAGATAGCTACGGCAATAGCGCACTTCCACGCCTGCCGGGAAACACCCAACTGACGACGGGTGAGAGGCTGCACGTCCTGACCAAAAACAAACTCGTAGTGCTCGATCTGGGCTGCATCCGCCACGTCATCAGGAATGGTGTTGGGGTCGGAAATCTGCTCCGCAGGGACCGTCCCGTGCTGGCTGACCTCGTCTAGCAACTCACGGATGAGGTTGCAGGCTTCAGTCGACTCTTCGGTGGACCAGGGGAACACGGCCTCATGCAATGCCTGGAACCGGGCTTTGCGCACGTCATCAGCGGGACGGGTGGGCATGTTCTCCCCACACCAGCCGCATTCCTCGCTACAGGGCTCGGGCTCGCTCGCCTCACATGCGTAGGTAGCGTGATCGTCGTTCTGGCAGTGTGCGCAGTAGAGGGCGTCGGTGACCGTCCCGCGCGGACTGACCTCGATACCGGGTGCGGCGAGCACGGCGTCTGCGTAGTACCCCGCTCCAATCTCCGACATTTCGAACTGACCCGAGCCGTCATTGAGTGCGGAGGCCTCTCGGATAGCTCGCACCACCTGACTCCTGACGTCAAGACCGCGACCGCAGCCATTGCAGACAGCGGAGTCCATGTCCCAGCAGAGGGGGCACCCTTTAACCGTCTCGGGAGTTTCATTTATCATTTCTCTACTCCTTAGTAGGCGATGTGGTCGAAGGTGGACATGTCGATGTTGTGGGCTTCGGACAGGTGCAACAGGGCCTCGGGGAGAACGATTTCCCAGGCGCTGTCGTTTTCCAGGTCAGGACGCCATGCGTGCTGCTCGTAAACGGTGTCAGTAGCGGCTTCCACGGCTTTCACAATGTCCTTGCGGGTGAGGGACAGGAAGTAGGGCAACTGCTCCCACAGCCACTTAGCGCGGTAGTGAGCAGCGGAGAGGTAAATCGGGGTCGGGTCAATGGTCATGATGGGATCCTAACGGGTAAAGGGGTTGGGTGTCAATAGTCGCCGGGTTGGCCAACAGAGTATTCAGCGTGCCCAAAGTTTACGCGGTTCCAGCCCTCGGCAATCCACTCTGCTTCCCACTTGGAACGGTAGCGACCCACAATAGAAACGTGATTCTCGGACTGAGCGTCTGCAAGAACGGTATACATCTGATCAGGGTCAAAAAACTCTACAAAACTGCTAAGAAGTTCTTTAAAGTCTTCCTTGCTACCTCCGCTGGCGAGAAGGTACTTGGCTCGGTGCATTGTGTCGTAGTTCATCTGGTCACCCTTGGGTTAGTTGTTACTCACACGGTACACCCTCCGCACGAACGCCGCAACCCCGCTACGGTAACAAAACCATAACGGGGCTGACACAGTAAGGGTGTTAATACGAGAGCGCAGGAATCATGTGTGTCGTTCGTCCAGGTGTTCTGAGAGGGCCTTATTCGCCCACCATTTACCCGTATATCCGTGGTACCCCTCGTAATCAGAGTAATCCCCCAGCCATTCTCTACACATAGGGCATAGGACTATCGTCACTGTAACCCATTGTGAAAAGCACTTGCAACCCGCTTCCAGCCTGATCTAGCGACGTAGAGGGTTGAGCCGTCAACCAGGGTGACCTTGAAAGCTTTACCCGCTTTGATCGCCGGAAGGTTATCCCGCACGAACTGATTCTGCTGCTGATACAGGGGCATCTCCCAGTTGTCGGGGAACTGACCCAGCATCCCGAGGTTCCCGTACTTGGTCACCACGTTCCGCAAGGAGGCGACGTACGTGCCGCGGTCGATACATTCCCCCGGCTCAGGCGGAATACCCTTTTCTGTCATTTCAGGCCGGTGCCGGTACCACATAAGATCGCGCAGGGGCGGGTTATTGGTGTGCGGCATTATCCACGCTCCGAATGCTAATAACTTTCCAGTGGACGCCGATTTGATGTTCTGACATACGGGAGTTCATTTCCTCTACGATTTCCGCGGCTTCTTCCAAACTGTCAGCCAATTCAACGTCGAGAATTTTCCCCGTCTTTGACTTAACAATTCCCGTGCCGTAAACGGTTGTGTCGGTCATTCTCCCTGCTCCTTACCCTCGTAGTGTTCCTTGATGATTGCGCCGGTTAGTCGGGTGAATTCCTCGAAGCCGTAGCCGACGCTCTTGCGGTAGTCTTCCTGGTCGCGGTCAAGGTCCGGGAAATCCAGGAAATCCCATACTACATACGCTCGCAGGGCGGTGTCAAGAGTCTTCCCCTTCTTATCTTTGAGCCACAAGATTGCGTCGCGCTCAGTGCCCCGGTAGGTGAATTTCTCGAACCGGTAGGGGCGCTTAGCCTCTTCGCGGGCGTTGTCGCGGGTGACCTGTTCGGGCTGAATGTCGGCATAGTCTCGAAGTTCCTCCCACACCTTCCAGTTACGGGTGCGCAGGACGTGATCTTGAATGTCGGTCACTCGAAGACTGAACCGCTCTTTACGGTCCCGCAAGAGAGAAGAAAAGTTGTACTTCTCGCTCTCCACAGCCTTACGCACCTCGTCAGCGATCACGGTTTCATATTTCTCCCGGATGCGCTCTTTGTGGTCGCGCTTGGCGGACTGATACGCCCGGTAAGCGGCTCGCAACTCGTGCAGCACGCCGGTAATGTCATTACTCATTTGTTCGGTTCTCCAAGTAAGATAGTGCCGCTTTCCACCCATCCTCGAACAGTTCGGGTACAGCGTCATGCTTTTCAGAACCCCCGTAGAGGTCGTGATATGCGCTGCCCATCACGGGGTCTTGCCAGGATGCGGTCATTTCGTTTTCCCATGCGAGGATAAGGCTGTCGTGAAAGTGTTTCCCTTGGTTATAGGGGCTGCTCATTGAAAACCCTATTACTTGTAGATATGTTGTTGCAAAAATAGGTGTGAACCAGCGCGTCAAACATTGCACTGTCCCAGGTAGAAAAGTCGTATTCGTAACGCTCGCACATGTCGCACTGCCAATGCCAGCCAGAATCCGACTTGTAAACGTATCGCCCGGAGGTGGGCTTACCGTTCCAACGTTGCAATACCCACACATGGGGGGAAGAATCATCACGTGGCGGGCACTGAGCATCGAACATCCTGCCCACGTATTCAGCGCTCATCGCTTCTCCAAATCCTTTTTGTCCACCCAATAGCATTTCAAAAAAGCCGTGCAATTCTCATTGGCGCAGAACAGTTTCACCTTGTAAACCATGTAGGTATCGAAGGTCAGCCAATCCCCACCACACGTAGAACACAGCGGTAAGGTGTACGCGGTTTCGTAATAGCGGTCAACCTCGCTCATGCGGCCACTTTAGCCCGGTTGAGTCGGTCGAGACGACTCTGCAAGGGCTCACGATCGGGGCAGCTAGCAACAATGCTCGGTTCATAGCCATCAATAGCCATCCACAGCCGATACTCGCCAACTCGAACGGTGGTGTCACGGTCGATGTAGAAAGTTGTGGCGTTCATTGTGTCCTCCTGGGTCGGTGTCTTGCGGTGTAACTACACCCTAGCACGGCAATGCAACCGTTGGGAAGAGATTGAGTAATTGTCAGCGTTCTCACAGGGAAAAGTTGGTCGAGCCGGGTCTGTAACGCAGAAATCTACCCACTCACAGCACACAACTTGTGTAGGAAAAATAGGTAGAAATAGCGCCCCGGAAGGGCTGGAACGGATGTTTTTTGAGGGGGTGTGGTCTGACCACGGGACGAAACCCTTGATTTTCCGCGGGTTGGGCTGGGAAAGTGTTCCCTATACGTAGATAATCAATATAATTACCTAATCATACTATTACGATTGTGTATTCGTACGTGTTTGTTATATAGGGAAGAGAAGTTTCGGACTGGACGGATTGACCAGCATTCACCGAGGTCACGATGGCAGTATCCACAACGGTCTAGGTATTCTTCGTTGTGCATCATGTATAGGGCGGAGTTGAGACAGGTGAGGACATCAAAAGTGCAACTTAGTTGCCGGTGGGTTACTTCGTGAGAGCATTTAGTCTGAACGTGGCTCACCTCACACTTGCAGTCATTCGTCAAAAGGTCTTCGAGAATGTTGAGTTCCAGGTCGGTGGTGTTCAAGGGTTACTCCGAGCAGAAGGTGCGGATGAGGTAGTCGTAGCGGTCTTGCATGGGCTGGAGGTTGTCGGTGATGACCCATTCACCGTAGGTGGTGTTGGAGAGGGCTCCGTCTTCGCTTGCTGCGGCTTGCTGTGCCCAGTAGCCGGTCAGTTCGGTCGAGAGGGCTATAGCGTCCCGAGAAAAACCCTTAAGCTGCTTGGCGCATTCGGCTACGGACTGGTACTCGGGGGTTTCGGTTACCGCAACCGGGAGGTAATAGATGTTTCCCGCTTCGTCAGCGTAGAAGGACTTACCCGTGGTTCCGCGTTCCTCAGCGTCCCAAAAGCATCCGTTGCTGTCCTCGGCGGGGCAGGCGGGCGTTGTGGCCTCTACGGCGGGCTGAGGGCTTCCTGCGGCGATATCCAGGGCGGTGTAGGTACCGGTAGCGACTAAGGCTGTGGTTGAGGCGGCGGCGATGATGCTAGCCGGGCGGAGGCGGAAACGCTTGTCGGTCTGGATGGGGTTCGTTGTGCGGAACATCAGCGGGCCTCACGATTCGTTGCGAACAGATCAGAAACAGGGGAGGTAAAGAGTTCTTTAGTGGCAACGGATTCAACGTTCACAACGTCTCCAACCACGTCAAAGACTCGGAAATGGTTGCCGAAGTGGTCTGCCACGATTTGGTTGTGCTTGAACATGGCTACAGTCTCTCAGTCGGTGACGGCGTTGTCAAGAGCCAATTCGGGTCCAGCCGTGAACGGAGCTGTCAACCCATCCACGGTTGCCCCAGCAGTTAGCACAGAGGCGAAGGTGAGGGACATCGGAACGGTTGTTGAAAGTAGCGCCCTTGGCAACCATAAGCAGCCACTCACCCGAAGTCACGTTGAGGCAGTCATCGCACTGAACGGACCACACCGGAGCAAGTGTTTTGATCCCGTGAACGTAGCCGGGAAGGTCCGAGAGGAGCGCTGTTGCGGAGGTGGTCTGTGTCGAAGAGTTCATGATCTTGTCTTCGCCTTTCTACGCGAATCGGTTGCTGTTGATCCAATTCTGCCGGGTCGGTGACCCCGTGTCAACCCCTACGCGGAAAAAGTTCTACGCCCCGTAGACGCGACAGAATAACGCCTACCCCCGCCGTACTGCCTGGGAGGGGTTTTAGGCCGTTAGAATGGCGCACAGGGCGTTACAGGAGGTATTTAGCAGCTACACGTACCGTTGAGTGCAATCTCAGTGAAGCAGTCCATGCAAACGGGACGCGGTTTCGGCTCGGGTTTCAGGTCCGAACAGTCGGCGTGGCATAACTCATCTTCGACGTAATGCACTTCTGTACCGGGGCTAATGTAATCCCCGCATCCGGCGCACTTACCCGGGTATTTTGCCGTGAACACGTTAAATTCCTGCTTTCTTTACGGACGCGAAACTTACGATTGTTAAGAAACGCGATTCTTTACAGATACTTAGATTCATCCTGTTCGTACTCGGGACGCGGCTCGAATGAAGCATCTGTACAAAAGAACTGTGACCCGTGTCGGCTGTTGCTTCCCCTAGGGGCGTGGGCGCACCGGTAGGGCAGGGGGTCAAGTGGGGTGTTCATAATGTGGACGCCTTTCTCTAGGGGCTTCTACGTCTATCTTGCCGGTTGGTGCACGCGATGTCAAGAGGCGAATACGGGGTTATAGATAGCATCACTATCCAGCAGGTCTTCGGTTGCGGTATAGCAGCACACGCACTCGCCGTTGGGCCATAGGTCGTATGCGTCGGTAGCACGTTTACATGCGGCGCAGTAGAAGGTCACGGGGTCACCTCGAAGTCATCCCGAAGCCAGAACCGCTTGACGAATGCAGCAGGTTCCATGCCCGACGCAACAAGCCCGCCCTTGTGGGAGTCCATACGGTACTGCCAGCGACCACGGTTCTGCTTTGCGAAGATACCCAGAGCCATGTCCTTATCAGTGCTGAAGAACTGTCCCTCTTCGGTGAGCGTGATAGCCATGATGTGATCCCTTCGTGGTGGCTTGCTGTTGATACAAGTATGGCAAGGATTGGTGCTGAGGTCAAGCTGTACGCGTACTTCGTAAGGTAACGAATATGTAACGGTGGGGTTATTTGGTAACGGTTAGGTAACGGTGGGGTAGGTGGCTGGGTACGGGCGGCATGTATACCCACGCATGTGTAAGTGCTTGACATATGGCTAGCTGTGTGCCCCTGCGCGGTGGGAAACGTTACGCTTTCGTTATGCGTTTGGGATTGACAAGACTTCTCATCTTTTATAGGATTGGAGGGTACGTCTGTGTGTGGGGGCAGCTCGTACAGATTTTTCAGCCTCACTTTTTCCCTACCAACCTGACAGTGCCCTGAAAATTTTGATTTTGTAGATTTTCAGCCCAACCGCGTGCTAAGGTAAAAGAGCACGAGTGCCCCGGACACCCGGATCAGCATGAGTAGCTGTAACCGTTCGAAAGACTTGCGGGCTATTGCTTCCCCTTTCGGACAAACGCCCCCTGTTACGACAGAGCGGGAAGTGAAGGCCAGGAACCCCCCGGACGAGGGCACCTGGCCTTTGCGATATCTATCAGCTCGCATAGATTTTTCACTCCTAAATTTCCCGTACCCGAGTAGATTTTTCGCCCCTAAATTTTTCCCAGCCAAACACCCTTCCTCCAAAATTTCTTGTGCTAGAGTTGTCCTATACAGTGGGACAATCCCACAGGCCAGGAGGACACATGGACATTCGCAAGACCGACAACAAGGGTCGAATCGCTGTAGGGCACAAGGGCGTCAACTACATCACCACAGTAAACGCAGACGATTCGATCACGCTTACCCCCGTTCTGGAAGCGAAAGCCGAACCCTTTGTTGGGATGCGCATCTTCAACCGCCCGATGGGGACGGGTAAGACTACCGAACTCGTCAAGCTGATGCTAGAGCCAGGAAACGGGGACGTGTATTTTGTAGCTCCTTCCCGAGCACAAGCGGAGATTGGCTACCGAATTGCCAAGGAAATGATTGTGGCGTCAGCTAAGTCAGACCCCGAGGTAACTATCAGCTATAAAAACCTCGGACACCGTTTCATCTCTGCCAGCGCTCTGGATAAGTTGGAGGCGGGCACCCGTTACGTCATTGACGAAATTGACGGCGTGATCGGGGCTTTGATCGGGGGTCCCGTTCTTGCCATCGCAGGTACGGACGGTAAGATTCGAGCGGATCAGATTCAGCAGCGCCGGGCAGAATCCAATTACGGGGGCTTTTGATGACCCGCACAACCCAAGTCGAGTGGCATCCTGACCGCCCGTTCGTGCACTTCGGTTCGCCTCCGGAGGTAACTTACTGGCGCGAGGAACTCCGCCCTCATAAGCCCAAGAAGAAAAAGAAGTCGAAGGTTAAAGAGCCGAAGACCTACTACCCGGGGGGTAAGAAGTGACCGACAAAGAAACCCGTGCCACAATTTTGAAAGAACTGGCGGAAGAGTGGAACAATGAGTACGAACGGTTGACCTTGCTACACGGTTCCTACGGTCAACTCAAAGTTCGCGCGGCTTACCGTTTGGCATCCCAGTTGGCTCTCCGAAAGGCTGAGGCTGACTGATGACACGACTATCGCCCGTTGAGAAGACGACGCAGTACGCCACGACCGTAGACACCTTGCAAGCAGCCTTTGAGTTCGTATGGGACCACATGGATGATCTGCGGGGTGCCGCCCAGTTCATCATTAGCCCGCTGGAAATTCACTCCGAAGATGGCATCCAAAGCGCTTTCGAGGTCGTCGTATCCAACATGAACGAGACAAAATGATCGTAGACCCCACCGACCCAACAAAGGCCATCGACCCAGAGACGGGAAACATGGCTTCAGAGTTCTATCTTGTGAGCAAGATTGCAAATCCCGAGGCACCGACCGTAGCAGAACTTTCGACCCGGAAATTTCTAGGTCACGCGAGATTCACATTTCTCGAATAGCCCCGTCCGTTAAATTTAACAAGCGAAAACCCCTTCTTAACCGGAGGGGTTTTTCGTTGTCCCCCAAATGACCGACAAAGACCCTACTGATAAACTAGTTAGGACGCCAAAAGCCAAGAGGATAAGATGCGGAAAAAGATACTCAACTGGGTACACTGGTGGAAGACGCCTATTTTCGTACCCCGTTGGATGCTTTCTGCCAAATACGTGGGCTTTATCATCATGGGTATCCTCTTCGTTCTATGGGGAAATGTCACCCTGACCCTTGCTACTTTTGATCTTTACACCCTTGTATGGGCCTGCGGCGTTATTGCGACTGCCGCGCTGTGCTTACCGGGCTCGGTTCACGATAAATTCGAGGCGTTGGAAAAATGGTCGGCCCTTATCCTCGGCGGACTAATTATGTCGTGGTCGGTAGCGGCGATCTGGCGGGCTTTTGCAGAGAGCGAATTCAGCCGTATTCCGGGCGCTTGGGCCGTGTTTTTGGTAGGTATGTTTCCCTTAGCGCGAGGTTTCGGGCTTTTGCGGGTGACTAAGTAACGCAATGGATCAGATTTTGGCGGATATTAACTGGGAGACGGTGCTCGTTGCATCAATCGTGCCCATCATTGGACTCATTGGCCTGATTTACCAGTCTTACCAAAAGCGAAAAGAAACGCGCGACTCCAACAACGCGCAGACAGCCAACCGGCGGGAGCCTACCTGGGTGGAATTGGACGATGCCAACCGGAAACTACGTCAAGAGATGGAAGACAACGAACGCAAGGCAGATGAGCGCTTCAAAAAACTAGAAGAGCGATTTGATTCCTTCGTGAAGAAAACCAACACCCGCATCGGGGCCCTTAGCAACATGCTCCACGCTTCCGCCCAGCAATGGCCTTCCGACCACAACGGCCCGTACTTCTCGCAGGAAGACCTCGACGCACTAGAGAACACCGACGTTCCCTTCGTGTGGCGCAACCGGGTGAGGCCCTACCAGTAACTGAACCTGAGAATGACCTGAGAACCCTCTTGTTTTAGAGCAAGGGGGCTTTTCTTTGCCCTAAAGTAGAGGCAGGAGGAAACACGAATGACTTTTAAAGTGGGCGACCGGGTAAGAATCAAAAATTGTGCCTACCTGGGAGGTGTTCTTAATGGCCTGACCGGATACGTAAGTAATATTGATGCCGTGGGCCGGGAAATCCCCTATAGGGTGACTTTTGATAACCCAATCTACAGCGAAGCGTACTGTTTTTACAAGTCGGAACTAAAGGGTTTGAAAGAAAGCATTCCCGTGGCGTCTAAGTTAAACAGCTACTACGACTTCCCGGGTGGCGTAGAGGTTCGGCAGATTTCAGCCCATCTCACAGGATTCGGGGCACAGGCGCTTCAGTACGTGGCGCGGGCGACTCGGCTGGACGGAAAGAACAAGGGCGACGTAGTATCCGACCTTACCAAGGCAATTGACTTCATTAGTTGGGAAATCGAGCGGATTGAGAGTGCAGGCAATGGGAATTAAAGCCAATGTTAAAGCCCGTGTGCTATCTCGTCTAGAACAGCAGTACAAAGAAGACGACAAGAGTAAGAAGAAAAAGCGGAATCGAAAGACTTCCGACAACTACTACGAACGGAAGTCAAATTGACCGCGTACACGCTAGAGCAAGCCGAGAATGAAATTCGAGCGACCTATGAATTCTTTGCTCGTGAGTCGCCTGGAACTGTTGTGCAAGAGGTTGGGCACCTTTCGAACCTTTGGGCTCTCGTTGATGCGAAGTACATGGAGCACGCAAAAACCCTCACCCATGCCGAATGCGTAAAAGAGTACGGAAACATGACTGCAATGGAGCGTGAGTTTTGATGAATACCGTACGGGGCGTGTTCGTAATTATCTGCCTAATCTTTTTGGCAATTTTCTATATTGGAACCATTGGCTATTCCTTAGACAGCGGGAACGTACCCCCGTGGTGGCTGTGGATTTTTATCGTGACCCCTCCTCTATACGGACTGGCGGAGTTGTTTGCGTACATTATTAGGATTGGAGGCCGTGGTGAACGAGGAACTGATTGAGCGCTATCTTCTTCAGGAACTAGTGGCGTACGGTGCCCTTGCGTGGGAGCGGGATGACACCTACGTCTTCGAGGGCCAGCACCAAGACTACAAAATCGAGGTCCGCGCCTTGCCCCTCGGCCCCAAGGAAGTTCGACTGAAGGAGACAGAGTGACTAATGTAATGCCGCTTCTGGATTGGTCCGACCAACAAGCTGAAAAGGTGCAAATTAGCATCACTATGCTCGATGAATACGGGCTTCCGATGGAGCGCAGGGGTGTAAAGATTCCGCAACCAAAGCCACATCAGGCTAAAGAGTTTTCGAATAATGTAGCTAATATGGTCAGAGACACACTCTACGAACTTTTCAAGGTTGAATCCTGATAAACTGAAATAAGCGAATTCCACTCCCACGATTCGCGAGTAGGCTCCCACCCCTCCTGGCCTGCGGGCATAACCCCTTTCGTTGTTGGTCTTAGATCACCGAGAGGGGTTTTGTCTTGCCTGCAACATATAAGCGTATAAACTTGTATACGGAGGGTTATAAGCAATTATGACAGAACTAGACACCACCGACGCTCGTATTGAGTCGTATATCTACAAGCACATCGGTAAAAAGAGCGCCCGCGAGATGGCTACCGACTTGGGCGTCAACCCCGAAGAAATCATTCGCATCAAGAACGAGATTCTAAATAGCGTTGATATTCTGACCCTTCAAGTTCAGCGCGCAAAGCTCATCCGGTCGATGCAGGAAATTGCCGACGACGCCAAACAGGCCGCAGAAGACGTATCCGACGAGCGTAACAAGGCGGGTCTTTACAACTCTTCCCTTGCTGCAATTAAGGAGTTGAACCGCAGCCTAAAGGACATGAGCAAGTCCGACGATGAGAAGATCAGCCAACTCAACGATCTTCGTAAGCGGGAAATTGTGGCAATGTACATCTCGACCGTTGACGTATCGGTAAAAGAAGTAGCCGGTCAATACGACATTTCCGAAGACGCTCTGTTCGATATCTTCAATAAGAACCTGGAAGCCGCAGCCGCTGAAATGGACACCCGGTGACAGGACTTTTTAACGCCACCTCCGCCGCCCTTGACGACATTCGGGATCGGGCGCGGCGTCAAGCCTACAAAGAAGACCCGGTGCTGTGGGCCAAGGACGTACCGGGTATTCACTTGTGGTCCCAGCAGGCCGACGTTGCCCGTAGTGTTGCCAAGAACAAAGACGTTGTTGTCAAAGCCGGTCACGGTGTAGGTAAGTCCCTTCTCGCCGCCCTTCTCGTCTGCTGGTGGATTGACACCCGCTACCCCGATTGCTTCGTAGCCTCTACCGCCCCCTCAACCGCTCAGATTGGCGCTATCGTCTGGCGTGAAATCGAGAACATCTCCGCGATGGTGGACAAGCGTTTCAAAGAGGGCAAAGTCGATCACCGCCTCCCTGGATACCGGACCAGTCAAAACGAATGGAAGACGGATACCGGAACAGTAATCGGCTTCGGTCGTAAACCCCCGGACGGCGAAAACCGTACTGGAGACTCCCTCCAAGGTATTCACGCTTCGGGTGGAGTTCTAGCCATCGGAGATGAAGCTGTCGGATTGACCCAGAGCCTTATCGACGCGCTCGGCAACATCACCTCAACTCGTAATTCTCGCCGTTTGCTGATTTGTAACCCCACAAATCCGGGGTCTTACGTTGCCAAATTGTTCAAGGATCAGCCCGCGAACTGGACTTATCACACGATTAGCGTACTGAAGAGCCCAAACTTCACGGAAGAAAAGCACGTAACCCCTCCCGGGGTACTGGAAGCGCTGACGGATGAGTCGTACCTTGAATCCAAGCGTGAAGAGTACGGCGAGGGCTCCCCGATGTGGAAATCCCGCGTCGAAGGTGAGTTTGCCTGGGATATGGGCAATACCTTGTTTAAGCAGGCGGATCTAGAACGCGGATACGACGTTATCGCCCCTATTTCAGATGATGCCCTGCCGGTACTCGGAGTGGACGTTTCTCGGTCGAAGGCTGGCGACACCAACACCATTTACGAATTCCTCAATGGGCGGCTTCGGTTTGTATCCGAATGGAACGACGCCAATGCCATGAATACGGCAGGCAAGATTAACGACACGGCGCTCGCCCGCGGGGTATCCGAGGTTCGTATCGACGGTGCGGGGCTAGGGGGTCCTATTGCCGACCGAGTACGAGAACTATCCGAGGGCCGATACGACGTTATCGAAATTTTGGGTGGAAATGCAAGCCCTGATCGTAACCGTTGGTTCAACTTTCGTGCGTGGAGTTTCTGGTCGTTGCAAGATCGGTTGAGCAAGGGTCTTATTGACCTAGACATTGCTGATGAGCAGTTGGCGGATGAATTGCTGGGGATGGAGATTAAAAAGCGTACCTCAGGGCTGGCAAATCTTCTCATGGAATCCAAGGAGGATATGCGAGCCCGAAACGTAAAATCCCCAAACCGGGCGGACGCCGCAAACTACGCAAGTATTGATCTTCGGAGCCTTATCAACCCCCATGAAGGTGAATTGGTCGCCCAGGAACGTGCCGAGGTGCCGGATTACGGTTTGATGGATCATATTTCCTCCGCTGGCTGGGCAATGGCGTAAAGCGACTGATAAAATTGACTATTAGGGCCAATTACCGAGTATTAAGGTGCTTTAATGGATGAAAAGGCGATTCTTAGCCGACTAGAAGAGGTTGAGACTGAGAATTCCGTTCTCCGGGAAGACCTTGAAGACGCCATGCGCTCGATCCGTTTCGAGGATCAGGGCTGGCAGCTACTCGGTAACATTGCCGCGGGTGAATCCGTTGAGGGTCTTTCTCTTTCGCAGGTAAAGGAAATCTCCGCCAAGATTCGGCCCTATGTGGTCGCGGGCGATCTTATGAAGCGAGGCGTTGACCTTCACACAGGCTACGTGTGGAACCGCGGTCTTCACATCGAGGGTGTGGACAAGAAGGGGCGTGGCGCACCTTCCTCTTTGAAGAAGTTCTACCAGAACACCGTCAACAAAGAAAGCATTTTCAGCCCGTTCGCTCATAACGAGTTGCAAAAGGCCCGCTACACTGACGGTAATATCTTCCTACTGTGCGACCCCGCCAAGGGGACGGTAAACCGCATTCCGCTGTCGGAAATTACCGGCATTTACACTAACCCGGACTTTCCCGAGCAGGTATGGGCGTACCGCCGTACGTGGAAGCCTGACCCCGAGGGGAGTGAGCCGACTAACAGATGGTATTACACCAAGCGCTTTAGCGGCACCCGTAACGCCACGTTCGATTACAACGGGGTCACCGAAACCGTTGGCAAGGGCGTCATCGTGGACGGTCGTTTCAACCGGCAGGCGGGCTGGCCCCTAGGCATTCCCGATGCGGCAGCGGCTTTGGTGTGGCGTAAGGCGTACGCCGAGTTTATGAAGTACGGCCAGGTGGTCAACGAATCCCTGGCAAAGATGCTCTTTAAGATCACGGGCAACAAGTCCAAGGCTGGAGCAGCCAACGTTGCAGTGAAATCCACCTCCACCCCCTACGGCGGCGGTGCAGCACTCGGTGAAGGCCAAGACCTAGAAGCCGTTCGTACCGCAGGTAAGGGTTACGAATTTAAGAGCGGTGACCGTATTGCCGCAATGGTAGCTGCATCTTTGAACGTTCCAAACGTTGAACTGCTTTCGGATTCCTCGGCAGCGGGCGGCTCTTACGGTGCGGCGGCAACGCTTACGCCCTCTACCCGAAATAGCATGAAGATCATTCAGGACGAATGGCTGTATCTGTTCAATGAAGTCTTCGACGCTTTCAATATCGACGTTCCAAAACTCTGGTTTGATCCGATTGACGCCCCCGACCCCTACCGGGCGGCACAGCAGGCTAAGTTGCTTTCAGATGCTCTCAGTGATGAAGAGTACCGGGCAATTGCGCTTGACCAACTCGATATCCCGGGCGACCCCCGCAAGATTCCTCCCCTCCTTGCAGCCCGTAACGCGGTTCAATCCTCGGGCCCTACCGCAGGGGTTCAACAAAGCAGCCCCCAGCAAGGCCAATCTAACGGCACAGGTGGGGTGGGATCGACTGCGGCAAATGACCTGAGAAGTGACGGAATCTCAGAATGGTTTGATCTTGACCGTTTTGAACACCTTATCGAACGGTTTGAACGTGCGAAGAATTCCGAGTAATCTTTAAGTTACTGATAAACTGGATACAGCATGAGTATTGCAATTCGCGAATCAGTTTCGGAGGCTCCCGTAAAGAACGGGAACCGTTGGCGTGCTATTGTCGCCCGCCCGGGTCAAGGCTCTAGCGGTTTTTACTCCGAAGACGTTTTCCGTCGTGATGCGGCAAAGATTATTGCCCCGGGCGGTCACTGCTTCATTAACCATGAGGATAGCCGAAATCCGAAAGACCTCGTAGGTGTTTATAAAGAAGGCGCTTATTGGGACGAAACCGAAAAGGCTGTTGTTGCAGACCTCACGGTTTTCTCCCATTGGGAGTCCTTCGTTAACGAGGTCGGCCCCCACCTTGGGGTAAGCCTTTATGCAATGGGCGAGCAGGACGATGACGGTAATGTCACGGCGTTTATCGAGGACCGTTTAAACGGGGCCGATCTAGTCGCGCGACCGGGCCTTGTTGGCAGCGGTCTAGCGGAAAAATTGTATGAATCTGCAAAGGCGCAGGTTCAAGAAACTTCTACCACCGCGGTAGTTGAGAATGGAAACGAAATGGAACTGGAAAAGGTTGTTGAGGCGCTTGACGCCCTAACCGCCAAGGTCAGTGCCCTCGTTGCCGAAAAGGAGAGCGCTGTCGCCGCTGAGGCACAGGTGCAGGCGGATGCTGAGGCTGTCGCTACGGCAGTTGAAGCCTATGACGCCGCGGTGCGAGCCGTGGACGAGGCTGATCTACTTCAGCCCCAGCGTGAAGCTCTCCTTTCTGCGGCAAAGCGTGGCGAGGACATTGCCGAGGCTATTGAGTCCGCTAAGGCTGTCAAGGAGGCTGCGGTTCAGGCTGCACGTGTCTCTGAGTCGGCGGGTGGGCGATTCCTTGGTACCGAATCTGCTGGTTTTGATGTGAAAGTGAGCCGCTGGTAATGGCAAAGAACATGGTCTACCGGTACTCGGGAGAGAAGACGCGTGAGCGCGTTGTTCCCGCTGATACCCTCGCAGGGGCTCCGCTCCTAATCAACAGCCGTCCCGCGGTTGCTCTCACCTCACGGGGTAACGCAACTGCTACGTCAACGCAGGGTTCATTCTCGGTGACCCGACCCGTTGGTGGGTTTGGAAACCTTGACGACTCGGCTACTGTAGCGTTCGACGGTACCTGGGAGTTCACCGGCATCACGGGCGTAACCGCCTCCACCGGCCAGGATGTTGCTATCTACATCACCTCGGGTGGAGCGCTAACTACGACCGCTACGTCTAACACCCTGTTTGGATACACGGACTACCCCCGTGGTTACGCTAAGGCCACGGGTCGTGCGCCGGTTCGGATTGGTGCATAATGGTTAAGGAATACAAGAACCCCCTAACCCTTGACGGTAAGATCAAACTTGACCCCCGCGTCAGCGAGGCGAAGGTTAAGGCCGTTAAGGAACTTGCCGAAGCCACCATGAGCGGTGACCGCCGCGCTAAGGGTATCCTCGAAGAGTCGATCACCACAAGCGATGCGATCTTCAACTATGCCGCCCTTGTCAACGCCAACGTGCTTCCCGAGTTCGAGGAACTTCCCCCGACCTGGAGCACTATTGCCGGTGTTCGCCTTGTCTCCGACTTCCGTAGCCCGACGCTTTACTCGATTAACCCCGAGTACCAGCCGGGCGTTGTTGGTAGCGGAACCCCCCGCGGCGTTCTCCCCGTTATCCCTGAAGCCTCAGCCTACCCTTACGCAACTCTAGAGGCTGAAACCTCCGAAGTTGGTGGAATCCGTAAGCACGGTCTAAAGGCCGGGTTCACGATGGAAGCCTGGCTTAACGACTCGGTTGGTGCTCTTCAGGCCATCCCCGACTCGTTCCGCCGTCTTGCACGTGACACCGACGAGGCCGAGGTTTACACCGCTCTCGTTCAGGGTGTTACCGCTGACTCCGAGCTTGCTGGCGGTACCGTCCCTACTGGCGCTACGGTTCCCGCCAACGCCCCCCTTTCTCGTGACGCGCTTATCCGCGCTCAGATCGAGATGGGTGAGCGTCAGGTCAACGGTCGCTTTGTTCGCATCACGGGTGGGTTCAACCTTATTGTGCCCCGCGGCCAGGGTGTCTACGCCAACTTCATCCTGAACCAGACCCTTGGCGAGATTCGCCAGACCGATGGCGGTAACCAGTTCGTTTACGGTATCAACGGCGGATACAACCCGCTTGGCAACATTACCGTTGTCGAGTCGGAGTACATTGTTGCTACCGGTGATGACGTGCCTTGGTACCTCGTTCCCCAGCAGGGTGCTACTGCGGGTCGTCCCGTTCTCGAACTGCTCCGCCTCACCGGCCACGAACTACCGGAACTTCGCGTAAACAACGCTACCGGTGTCTACGTCGGCGGCGGTGCTATCAGCCCGTTCGAGGGTAACTTCGAAAACGACGCGGCCGATTTCCGCATCCGCACGTTCGCCCGAGGGATTTTGTGGAGCCCCGAGTTGATTGTGTTCTCGGACGGCTCGGGTTCCTAACAACCGTAGGGTACGGTCTGGGGCCATATGGCCCTAACCCTTACGGATAATAAGACCAATAAACAAGAAGCCCCTTCTTAACCGGAGGGGTTTTCTTGTGCCCAAAAGCGAAATATGAGAATGTTCTAATTTAGTAATTCGATAAACTAGAATAAGAGCCCTTTTATCCCCCTGGAAGGATCACTAGTTGTGGCGGACGTAGAACAAAACTTTGGATCGGGTCTTTTGGGCTATGTCATGCTCATGGACCCCTCGACAGGTAAGCCTTATAAGGCGCAAAATGTTGTTCAGCAAACTGATGGCGAATTCAATACCCAAGGTCTTGCCACCTCGGATATGCAAGAGCAAGAACTTGCGGCTATCAATGCTGTTGCGGCTAAACTAAACGGTCCACTCAGCGTTGAGATGGACGCACCCGAAATGGCACTTCCTGCGGGTGCTGCCACCGACGCCAAGCAAGACTCCATGATTACGGCTCTGGGCAACCTTGCAGCACTTTTGGGCGGAACACTCAACGTAAGCGTAGGAGGTCAGCCGCTTCAGGCCCAGATCACTTCTACAACGCTCCCTACGGGTGCTGCAACGAGCGCAAACCAGGACGACGTAAAGACGGCGCTCAACGCTGTTCTTACGGCCTTAGCGGGCGTTCTAGAAGTTTCAGGTGACGTTAGTGTGTCCTCGGAGGAGCCCCTAGAAGTTGTGGGAACCGTCCACATGGACAACACCACGCTTTCGGTAACCCCCTCCGGCACATTCAACGTATCCGTTACAGGAGGTGCGACGGCGGCTAAACAGGATTCCGTTATCACCGCGCTTCAAGATGTTCTGACTCGCCTCAGTAACCCGCTTCCGGTAAGCGACGGTGGGGGTTCGGTAACCGTAGACGGCGTAGTGGGTGTCTCAGGGAGCGTACCGGTAACGGATAATGGCGGCTCCCTTACGGTTGACGGTACGGTAGGTGCAACCCAATCGGGTACGTGGAATGTCGGTCTTACGGGAACCCCCACGGTCAACATCGGAAACACCGTAACGATTAGTGACGGTTCAGGCCCGCTTACTGTCGATGGTGCTGTATCCGCGAGCATTACGGGTACGCCTAATGTGAATGTCACGAACACATCACTCCCGGTAACCCAGTCCGGTACTTGGAACGTAGGCGTAAACGGTACGGTCCCGGTGTCGGTTGCGGCAACCCTTCCCGTTTCTCTGTCGTCGGTTCCCACTCACGCCGTTACCCAGTCGGGCGCATGGACTCAAACCCCTACGGGTGCTGCAACCCTTACGACTACACCTACGGCTGTTGCGGTTGGAACAACCAGCGTTTCCCTGGTGGCGTCTCAGTCGGGGCGTCGAAGCCTTATGGTGCAGAACATGGGCGGCACAACTCTTATGCTCTCCTTTGCGGCAACGGCTGATCCTACGGCCCCAACCTTTCAAGTCCCCGCCGGGGGTTGGATTGTCATTGATCGGGAGACGTGGACGGGTGCGGTAACAGCGGTGAGAGCAAGCGGTTCTGCAACCTCCAACGCGATTGTGACGGTGACCTCCTAATGCTCGTTACTTACGCAACCCACTCCGAGGCGGTGGTCTGATGGGTGTTTTCGCAAGCACGGGTTCGGGCGTTATCACCTCTTTCGAGTCTCGCTATCTGTCTACTGGGTCAACCAGCGCTACTGGAACCACCGAGCAGTCCCTTATTGCACCGGGCGCGGGTTCGATGACTATTCCCGCTAGTTGGGTCGTCCCGGGAGCTACAGCACGCCTTGTTATTCGAGGTCTTCTTACCACCCCTACGTTGTCACTGGGTACCTCCACGTTCCGATTCAAGGTCAACGGTACTACCCGAACGACAGGCCAGACGCTGAATATCCTGGGCGGTATGACGGATGCCGGGTTTATGACAGTGCAGACAATCAGTTTCCGGTCATCAGGCACGAGCGGTACAGCCGTGTGTGCGGGCGATATTCGTTATCCGTCAGGAAGCCTCACCAATCGGGCGGTAGTGGACATGGTTGCAGCCACCCCATTCACGCTGGATACGACTTCGCCCATTACTCTGGATTTGACGGCTCAATGGTCACTTATCAGCCATTCAATGACTTCGGTTACGACCACGCTGGAATTGCTCTC